TAGATTGTACACCCTCATATATGATTTTACCTAACCCAGTTTGTGGGTCGGTTTGTAACATTTCTAAATAATCAAATTCTTTGGGAGATATTGTCAATCCACTAACTGGCATTAGTGTTGTGGTACCACAATTCATATCACTATCACTAGCAAAAAATAACTTTCTGACATTATCTAAAAAAATAGGTTTAATTGATTCTGTTGTTTCTTTTACGGAATCTCTAGTTATTTTTCTAAGCATACTTTCACCATCTTTCTGTTTGACTGGAAGTATTTTTTGGAGGTCTTTAGTTATTTTTTCAAATATGTTTTCAACGTTTGGTATCTTTTTTTTTGCTATATCCGCATAACTCTCTAACGTACTACCAACTTGACCTTGTAAGTTTTCTAAAGTATCGTCATATTTTTTTAATAGATCATCAACATCCTTTTTTCTATCACTAGCTTGTTGGATGATTTTAAACTTGGATTTAATTTCCCTTTGTTTATTTTTAAGATCTATCATTATAGTTCATATTTTTGACCTTTGTCATTATCGTTGTCTCCAACTAATTTTTCAAGCAATTCTCTATCCTCATCAGTAAGTGTCATTTTACCTCCTGAGAACTTATCTGTAGATCCTCCACCCTTTTGAATAAGGGTATTCTGAATCTTAACTAAAGATAGTTTCTTTTCGGTACATTCGTTTAGGATCTTTTGTTGCTCTTTAATTACTGGCCCAATAACGGACATGTCTTCAGATTCCTTCATAAAAGAAAGCATCTTTTTCATAATCAGTGTGGCAGTATTTTTTTGCTCTACAATATCATGGTAGATTTCCTGCATCAGTGCTAGCGCAGAATCTGTATCTATCGCTAAATTTTTCTTTGGTGGTCTCATAATAATAAATAGGGTTTACTCTAAAAATCTACCTAAAACACCATCATATAATAATTTATATCTTTTAAGTGATATTCTAATTTCCTTAGTTGATAGGGATGTCATTTCTCTTAAAGACAAAAGAATTAAATTCTTGTTAAACTTATTACCGTCACCTATTTGAAAAATCTGGTCAAAGTTGCTAAAAATCTCTAGAAGGGCATAACCCAATTTTTTTTCATTATCAGTTAGATCTTCTTTTTCAATAAAATCCTCTAATTTGTTAGTTAAATTAATTATAACCGTTGTATAATCAATATGGTACTCATCTATAGTATACGAAAACTCAACTCTACTTTCTATGTCTTCAGATATGTCTTCGTATGAAATGCTTCTATTTTGTTCTTTAGTGTCTTTTTGAATCGCACCCATTAAGTAGTTCTTACATATGGTTCCAAAATAAGAATACGCCTTATGGTTTTTTGTGTGATCAAATTTATTAATTTTTGTTATAAGAAAGGACATTGTATCGGTGTGTAAGTCTTCAAAATCCATATCTTTTCTGTATAGTTTGTATCTTCTTATGATACTTTCAACCATAATAACTAGGGGTTCTCGTAAATATTCATTGAATATCTTATTTCTTTCTGCCTCATCAATACTGTCTAGGTACATGACTACCGCCTTTTCTTGATCCTCCCCAAAATAAACTTTTTGGGTTCTTTTTCTTGGCATTAATTTCCATTATAATTTACTTCTCGTTTATTGGTAAAGAAAAATTCTTTTTTTGCTGTTTCCACCCAGAATTTGGCTTCGTTTTCTGCTAGCTTTGTTTTTTCATCATTTTTATATAACCAGAATAAGGAGTCTTCTCTTAAATTAACATGTCTGTATCCAATTCTAGGAACAACCATAATTTTTGCCCCATTATGTGTAAGTCTTAATAAAAATTCATAACCAAAGGTTAATTTAACATTTTCTTTAAACCCACCATTTTCTTTAACAACCTTTGTTTTATATAAACCACCACTGATTTGATAACTTTGATATTCAAGTAAAACTTCGTTATCGATCATACCTTGTTTTTCCGAAAACCCATATGCCCAAACAGACTCATTTGTGAAGTTTGTAAAATTACCCTCCTCATCAACATCTTTGACGATCGGTAAAAAAACATCGACATCCGCATTTTCTTTGATATGTTGATTAATAGACTTTAACCATATTTTTTGATATTCGTCATCAACTTCTAAAATTGAAAACCAATCTGTTTTACAATTATCAATCCCCTCATTTACTTGAGAACAAAAATCCGTATTTTTAGTATGGTATTTGTATTCAATCTCTAGTTTTTTACCTAAGTCAACCGCTTCTAGGGCGCTTTTTAATGTTGTAGGCGCAACGATCATTAATTTAACATCGTTGTAAAATTCTTTTGCTGATTCTACAGCGTTTTGTAACATTAAATTATAATCATCATCTAGTTTGTGAACCGGTAAGATTATTGTTATATTTTTCATACTGCTTCTTCTTGTTTTAATTTTTCTAATCCTTTTAAAATCGTTTCTTTTCTTTTAGAATTAAATGATTCAAAAATGTTAATGGTGTTGTTTTTTGTTATTTCTTTGTTATATGGTAATAAGGTTTCTTGCATTTTTTGTTTTACATCATCATTGATTTCAACACCCTCTAACCAAGCTAAACAATATGTGCCCAGTAATTCAATAAGTTTACTTTCATCATATGTCCACATACCATTTTCAGATAACCAATCAGGTTCTGTCATAGGTATTTTACCAATAATTGGTACACCCGTTTTCATTGACTCTAATGGAAAGGTTCCAAATGTACTATCATCATCTAACCACAATGAAACAAAACATTCTTTTAACCCTTCAGCAAATTCTGAATTTGACATTTGAACCATATCTCTAAACGTGACCCATCTTAGTTGTGGATATTTTAAATAGAATTCAGATATTAGTTTTCTGTGTTTAACCCTATCTCTACAACTAATAGCAATAAAAGGTTTTGACGGAGACGTGGGCACGCTAAAATGATCCTCAATAACAGGAGGAATAATAAAGACTAAAGATTCTGGAAAGTATTCTAAAATATATTTTTTAGCTGCTTCTGTTGTTGTGATAACTTTATCAAACCCAAAATCACTAAATCTACTTCCAATAGATAATGTGTCAAACATATATTCTTTTTGTTGAACTAGCATTATTTTAGTACATCTAACATTCGCTAATTGTTGTAAAACGTTAGCATAACTTTCTGGTACAACAAGAATATCGTCAATACTCATTTCTACCTTATCTTCCTTAATTGATACTACTGGTATTTCTTTATAAGAATCTCCAAGCCACGCTGATACTCCACCATACTTTGAGTCTTCGACAAGTACTTTTGAATTCATACCCGCTTGTTTCAGATATAATGCCATATCATAGATATGTTTAACAGAAGCCCTAGCATTACCTTTAGTGTCATAACACAAAAAATAAATCGCATTTTCTTTGGATTCAATTCTGGTTAGAGCGTCTTCTAATTTTTCGATGTTTTTTAATTTTTCACTCATTTTTTTATATTTCTTCGTTTATTATTCCGTATTGTATTAGGGTATTAAAAGCAAGATTAAATGACAATGATCCGGAGCCATTTTTTAAAGAAGACAGTATAACATCTTCTCCCTCATCTTCAAATTCATTTAATACTCGATCTAACATCATTTTTATTAACTCATATTTAAAAACGTTTATTTCAATAACGTCTTTACCATCCTCGTCACTTATTGTCCCACCTGTTCTACATTTTTCAACGATTCCGTCGATATCAATGTAATAATCTTTTCCGTTAAAATTATGCATCTAATTGTTTTTGTTCGTCTTTATTGAATATAATATTGTTTTGATTATCAATATTAATATCACTTAATTTATTAATTTTTTTCTCGTAAGTAAAGAAATTGTTATAGGTTGTTTCAAATAGTATAAATTCTTTATTATCTGGTTTTAAATCTAAAATTCTTTTAGAATCAGATATCCACACATCAGCTTTACCCCATTCTTCACTAATATTTTCACTTAAAATAAATTTAATATTATTTGGCATAAACCCACTTCTAGCTAAGAAAAATAATGTTGCTGGTTTTGCTTTAGCATACTCATCCAAACCGACTAAATAAACATCATGATCTTTATAATCAAAGACAAATTTATTAAATTCGTTATAGACGTTAATATAACTAACTGGAGAGTGGCCATAGAGTTCCATTGGATATTCTATGTATTGAAAGTGATCGCTTTGTTCTTTAGATTGAAAAGCAAAATGATCTGTTAGGTTTAAATTAGTAATTGGTTCGGTAATTTTATAATCAAAAGTATCTGTTGATCCTTCCTCTTCATCAACATTTATGTAAGCATTTTCATAATGATAATGAAACCTGTTTATAAAATTACGTAAAACCCCATCGATTGAAATATAGATATTCATATTCCAAAAGATAGGGCTTATTTTAAAAAAAGTAAATGAGTAATTACTCGTATCTATTTAATATTTCACCAATAATTGGGTTTCTAACAATATCCTCATGTCCAAATTCGAAAACACCAATTCCTCTAACACCATCTAATCTTTTTTTGGCATCATATAATCCTGATTTCGTTTTATCTTTATATTTGTCAGATTGTTCTAGATCTCCAGATAAGAAAAATTTAGAATTAAATCCAATACGCGTTAATAGTAGCTTTATTTGAGATGGTGTAGCGTTCTGAGCTTCTTCAAAAACCAGAATTGTATTATCAACATTCCATCCTCTCATATATGCTAATGCAGCAACTTCGATATACCCCTCATCTTTCAATTGTTCTCTCGCTTCTTTACCTATTATTTTATTTAGTAAATAATATGATGGATAAATGTAGGGATCTAATTTTTCTTCTAATCCACCAGGTAAGGAACCTAATTTCTCTTCAGCCTCAACAGCGGGTCTAACTATGATAATTTTTTCAAATTTATTATCATCATCATGTAATAAGTCTACCGCCCTTTTCATTGCAATATATGATTTACCGACTCCGGCTGGCCCAAAACATAATGTTATTTGGTTTTCGCCTAAAATCTCCCAATATTTTTCTTGATTTTTGGTAAGGAACTTTTCTTTTGGTTTTTTGATGATTTCTCTAATTCTCTGCTTATGTGGTATTTTCTTCTCTTCTACTAGCCCTGGTTTTGTTTTCGACTTAATCAAGTTGTTTGAGTTTTAATTTACGATTATTGTCACACTTATAAATATCACTTAATTCCACTAGAATTAAATCCACCATCACCTCTTAAAGTTTCATTAATCACCTCTGTTTTAGCTAAAATAATCTTACCTTCACCGAACACTGGCATAATTACCGCTTGAGCGATTCTGTCACCTTTTTGTATTGTAAACGGCTCTTCCCCTAGATTAATTAACGGAATCTTAACCTCACCTCTATAATGACTATCAACCGTTCCTGGGCTATTTAAAACAGTAATACCATTTTTTATGGCTAAACCACTTCTTGGTCTAACTTGTATTTCTGTACCTTTTTCTAATTCAAAATATAACCCAGTTGGAACTAAAACTCTTTTTAATGGATTTAAAACGATTGGTTCATCAATATCTGCTCTAAGATCAAATCCACTATCACCCTCATACGCAAATTTGGGATCTTCATTAGTCGATTTATTTATATATTTAACCGAAAGTTTTGAATATTCCTCTTTCTGTGCATTATAAATTTCACTATTTAAATCATCCAATGTTAAATTTATTTGCTTGGCTAATTCTTCATCAATTGTATCATCAGTTTCATCTACCGATAATAGTTTTTCATACTCTTTTAATTTATCTAGAATTTCCTGAAAATTACCTTGTTCCATATTTTTCTTCTATTAATGCTAATTCAAATCCGTGTTTCATTACCTGGCTTAAAATCAATGAATGCCATTTGGCCATTTTATCATCAGAATCTTTATCTATGTTTATAATGGCTTGGTATTCATCTTCTTCTAACGAACAACCATATTTGGTTGCATAGTAAGCACTTCTTTCTCCAACTTTAAGAGCTGTCATCCCTTCTGAATTATAAACGTACATTTTACCTAAATTGGTTCTATGCCATTCACTATCATTCATTTTAAAAAGAAACACTTTACCTATTTGAGAAAGAAAAACGGTTTTTATTATTTTTTCTTTATTTAATTTTATTTTTTCTGGTAGAATATCGTTTATGTTTAATGAGTACTTACAAACCTTCATTAAATGATCTAATAGACCTCCAGGATAGCAACCATATAAATCTAAAGAAGGAGAAGCTGGGGCATGATAAAAATCACTCCCCAGAAACTCCTCTAACTCTTTTGTAAAAATATTATACCTTAAGTTAGTTTCTTGAAATTTTTCTTTATTTTTTTCAATCCTATCCTTAGATAACATATTTTATTTGTAATATTCTGGTGTGTTTTTTTCATCAATCACACACTCAATTTGCATCTTAGAGACGCTTAGGCTCTCACTACCTCTGATATCACCAGATCGATACTTGGCAGCAACGATAGTTGCTTCTTCCACAGAGTTAGCTTGCAACACATACTTAACTTTTTTAATTCTTGGGTTACCCTCTCGGTCCGTTTGTTCGGTTTCGTAACCAATTGTAATTAGATAATACATAATTTTTATATTTTATTGTTCGTTACTAATATAGATGATTTAATTTATAAAAACAAAAAAAGTAACAATTATTTGGTGGTAATTAATTTTAAAAACTCAACCCTATCATCACACACCTTTTTTAACGAGTAATTAACCTTAACGGTTTCATATAGTCTGTTACCTAAGTCTTGAACTAAGTTAGGATTGTTGATTAACCTTTTCATATGTTTAGCCCAATCTTTATGGTTTTTTCTAGGTGAAACCACAAGCGCGTTACCTTTATCGTTGAATACACCATTGTCAACCGCTGACACTAAATCTATTGTATATGGATTAGTTTCACTTGCGATTATTGCTTTTTTATGAAATCCGGCTTCAATAACTTTTAATTGAGATTTGCATGAATTAAAGAATGATTCAACAAGCGGGGCTAATGACACATCAAAATAGTTGTAGTTCATAGCATACTTGCTAACCTCTTGTGTCCATCTTCTAACATAAGGAACATCCATTGATTCGTAATCCATTTGTTTAAATGATGTTAAGTGGTTCTTGTAGTTCTCATCTAATACTTTATATGAGTTTGTAAAAATACTCTCATATTTGCTCCAAACCGTTTCGTGTGGCATGATTGGTCTTTGTCTTTGTTGACCAGTTGATTTGTCTATTTCTGTGACGCTTCCTCTAATATCAAAACCACATAAAACAAACTGTGTTTTATTTAAATCGCTGCTTTGTATACTTTCAATTCCAGATTTTAATAATTCAATGTCATGTAAGTGGGATGATCCACCTAACCAGCCAAATCTTAATCTATCGGATTGAATTGGATTTGGTTTAAATTGTGGTTCGTTTTCGTCAACCGCATTAGGGAAAACAAAAATATTTTTTGTTAGGTTTAACCTTTTTTTAATTTCATTAGCAAAAAATGGTGTTGTACACGTGATGTAGTCAACTAGCTTTAATAGTTCAGCCTTTTTTTCACCAACTTTAGCAAGTCTTATTTGTTCATATAGTGGGTGTCTTTGATCAACAGTCCAAAAGTCATCAATATCCATTACTGTTTTAATTCCTTTAGCTTTTAACCACTTAACTCTTTCTACGTTTCTTTCGTGATTAACCTGATGAATGAAGCTATGAAAAATGACAACATCGTAATTATCGAAAACAGCATCGTTGTCTTCTAAATTCATAACAATATCAACATGGATATCATTATTAAAATTGTTACCAATAAATTTAAATGGATCTAATATCCTGTATTTTCCAACTCCGTGAGCGTCTGATGGAATGGCTAAAACTCTTACTTTTGACATATATTAATATTATATGTCTAGTATAAGGGATTAAAAAATAAAAGTAAATTACTTCGCTTTATTTACACCGGTGATTTTACCCTTAAAAATAGAATCACCAACCTTTAACACCAAATTTTCATTAATTGATGCAGTTGTAGATGCACTAAGGATTTGATTTAATTTTTCATCCATCACTTTGCGAACTGTGTTTTCAATAAGAACTGCGATTGCGTTCATATCAATATTACCAGCTGTAGTTGTACTTGGGGCTTGTCTTTGCTGTGGTTGTGTTTTTTTAGAAGGGACGCCTTCTTGTTCCATTAGTCTCTTTGCCCCTTTTATAAAATCCATGTCCAATGTTTCATTTAATGAAATTTGCGGCATTTGTTGTATTGGACTCTCCCTCATAGCTTTTTTGATTGCATCGGGTAATTTGGAGTTTTCTATTTTATCAAAATTAACCGAAGCTGATACATTTCTTGTCTCGGACAATGGTGGCATATTATTTGTATGAATATATTCTTCTGGATCATTCATTAATACTTGCTCATTAACGTGACCTCTCTCGAAATTACCTGTATCTACTTTATTCATTATCTTTTTTGCTTGCGCCAATTTTTGCATCAAATCGTTTGAACTAATTGGGCCGGTATTTAATTGTGTCATATTAATAAATATATTCTAATTATAACCAAAAATAAAGTTAAAAATACGAAATAAGTTTTTTAACTCTATGAACAAAAGATTCACTTAGATCATAACGATTTTCATCTTCCGGACTTTTGTTTGGTTTTTCAGTTTTTTTAGGTTCTGGTAGTTTAGTTTTATCTGTAGATTGATTTGGTTCGTTTGGTTTTTTAGTTGGTTTTTTAGTTGGCTCTGGTATATTAATTTCTGGTTCTTTTTTAATGGCTCTATTAGCACTTAAAAATTTCTGAACATTAACATTTTTCATGTCTACACCAGATTGTGCAATTTGATTAACCAAATCGTCGATTTTAATTGTTAATTCTTTTTTCTTTCCCGTCAAATCTTTTAATATGTTTAAAAGAGGTTCTGCTTCCGGAGTATCTTTAACTTGTTTGTATTTTTCGTTTGTTGATTTTAAATCAGAAACAACCTTTGCCAAATCATTTTGTGCTGTTGTCATTTCTTTATCAAAATTTCTGGTTGTTTTTGTTACTCCAGGTTTTTTTGTTGGTTTTACTGGTTCAGCTTTAGGCGCAACAACTTTTGGTTCTGGTTTTACTTTTGGTTCTTTTGGTTTAGCTGAGAAATCAGTACTAACATATGTTACACTCATTGACTTGTCATCACCACCCCCGTTAAATTTTTCTCTAGGGGTATCGAAAGTTTCGTCTTTTAAAACGTTAACATTATTAATTCTCGCTACTAAAAATGTTCTCCAACCATAATTTGCTTTTTCGTTTCCAACATTACTAGGTGTTCCTCTTTTTGATACCGACGGATTATCGATCCACGCTCTAACAACAAGTCTACCTTTTTTATTTAATCCTAATGCAACAGGCTCCGCTTTTACTCGATAACCAGCTCTTACACTTGTTTTTTTAGGTTTTCTTGGCCCAGTATAGAAAAAACTAATAGGATGCCTATTTGTAATAGCATCCACTAAAGGTTTATTTTTAGTTGTTTTAAGAACAAGATCATTTTGTTCTTCTAGTATATCAATATAGTATTCGTTTAATGTCATATTAAAAATCTGGATAACCTTTTGTTGCACCAAATTTATTTCTAGCTACACTATCATTTCTTAAATTAATATCAGTTAATGATCCAATAGATCCATTATTTTCACCTTTTCCTTTTTCATCACCATCTGATAATGCATTAGGATTTGTACTATTATACCCATTTTGATTATTATATGGGTTTCTATTTAAGCTTTCAGTTCTCGTTTTTATGTCGGTTAATGAACCAATACTATTACTATTCTCACCTTTTCCCTTTTCATCACCATCTGATAATGCATTAGGGTTAGTTACACCATAGCCTTTGTTTTGAAAATACGTATTTTTAGCCATTAGCTCATTTCTCGTTAGTATATCAACAGAAGAACCAATGGTACCATTTTCACCTTTTCCCTTTTCATCGCCATCTGACAATGCATTAGGATTATTTGAATTATACTCATTACTTGGAGAATAAGGATTTTTAAGTAAATTATTAACCCTAGTTTGAATATCTAAAGATGAACCAATAGTTGCTGTTTCTCCTTTACCTTTTTCATCCCCATTTGATAGTGCATTTTCATGTGTTATACCATAACCATTTTTTTCAAGATATGAATTTCTTGTTAAGTGTGCCTGTCTTTCTTTCTCAGCAATAATTTCTAATTGTGTTGCCATATTTACATTAATTTTTTAATTCTTTTAATTTGCTCAAATAAACCGTTCTGTTTTAGTGAGGAAACTGAATTTTCTTCTGAATTTGATTTTAATAAATCAACAGACATTTTATTACTGTGTTTTCTTTCGCCTTCTTTTCTAAATGGATTCTTTCTCAAGCCATTCATTCCCGTATTATTATTAATATTATGTGAAGCAAGTTTTTTTGATCTAACTAATTGCCTCTCACCATCTAAAAAAGTATTAGACCATTTTTCCATTACCTCGCCGCCATATAAATTATATCTGGTTTGTTCGGTGTTTTTATCAAGATTCTTGATGTCGTGAATAATTCTTTTTAATTGCCCGTATGTAACTTTTTTATCGTTAATCAATTTTTTAGCTCTATCTATTCCAATTACATTTGGATCTTTGATAGTAGAAAGTGTTGAATTAATTTTATTTAACACTTCCTCTGGGACATCATAAACATTATTTTTTAATTGACTATTCACCTTTTAGACGTTTTACTATTTTATCAACCGGAATATTATTTTTTATTAAACTTTTTTTAAGTGAATCAATTTGTTTTAATATTAATGGATTAACGGTTTGTTCATCTTCTTTTTCTAAAACATCTGAATCTTGAGATTTTTTAACTAAAACGCTTTCGATATAGTCCTGCATGAATTTTTTAGGATTTTCAACCAATCTAACTAAATCTTTTTGTCCCTCTATATACCCCATCGCGGCTAACCTCTCTTTAGCTTCATCTTCTGGAAGACCTAAATCTTTAATAAAATAGTTATATGCTTCGTCATATGATTTGTCATCGCCCATGGTATTTTCATACCCCAGGGTATCATCCATTGCAATTTCTTTTACATCTTCTTTTCCCCCATTTTCTTCATATAGGTTATTAAAATTATTAATTACTGATGAATATGTTCCGTAAATACTATGAGAACCCATCGCCCCACTAGCCGATTTTACAACTTTATCTGTTCTTTTTTTAGCTCCAACTAAAGATTTTTTAATTTGAGTTGGGATATCACCTCTCTTAATGTTACCTTTTTCATCAACAATTTCTTCAATATCCTCCTCTTTATTTTCAACTTTATCTGGTATTTTTTCAAAATTAGTATCGCTAGAAAACTCGCTAGCCCACTTTTTCCACTTTTTCTTTTCTTTTTTAGGGGCACCCTTTTCATTGGCTTTAGCGTAGAAATACCTTTGCTGTGACTTTGATGCAAATTTCTCTTCTATTACTTGTTTTATAAAATCGTTCATGGAATCTTTTTTATATAAATATCAAACGGTATGAAAGATATTTATTTAAATATGAATAGCCAGAATATTTTAAAGTTTTATGGTACAAGATTGGATGCCAAGCTAGATTCGTCAGAATTTTATGATTATGAAATCACAAAAGTCGATACTGACTATAATACTGAGGTTTTAGACATATACAAACCAATTGTGTATGAAAGTTTAAAAATAAACCAGAATTTAACCGATTTACAGTGTCAAAAAAACTTAATTAACCTATCTGAAGACGACATTTCAGACTTAGTTAGTGGATATACCTATTCTGGCTTACAGATGACTCTTAACTATAATGATTTTACTAGTCATATTGGGTCAAACTATAAAAACACATTACTAGACTCAAATAGATATAAATTCACATTAATTAGTGGTAGAACACATTATTTTAAAATAAACTCATATAATCTAGCTCTTTCAGATTCTAATGCTTTAACTGGTTATACTAAATCTCAATTAATATCTGGATTTACAACCGATGTATATAAATCAAGAAAAAATATTATTAACCCTAATGCGTGTTCACCTTTGGCCCCAATTCAAGTTGTTAAGCCGTGGGCATATGATTTTAATCAAGGTCAAGGAACAGACAATTGTACACCAACATTGGCAAGAAGAAACGAAAAGGGGTGGACATTAGATTTTATTTTTAATAGAAATAGTTTAAGTTGGGCTTATGGAGGAATATTTTACTATTGGGGTGTTAGAGGTACTAATGTTGTTTCTGATTATGCTGATAACAATCTTTCTTTTGGATTTACCTCCGATGGAAGAATAAAATGGTCTGCGTATCGTTATTCTGGTGCCTGTGTTAATGGAGCATATTCTGAATCATATTATCTGTCTAGTGGACAAACACCAACATTGTGTACAACGGGAGCAACTAAAGATTTTAATATTACAATCAGTTTTGATAGATATAAACATTATGATAATTGTGATGTAGAAAATGATGGTGGTTTTAATGATATGATAGGTTACAGAACGTCACCATATCAAAATACCGAAGTTACTGCAGTAACATCTACACAATTAACAGTTTGGGATTCAGCAGAAGCCTTAAGTCAAAAATGGGCAGATGAAAAACAGAGAAGATTAGGTACACTTAAAATATACCTAAACGGAAGACCCATCTATAAGTTAGAGAATTGGGAAGAAGTTATTCCATCAACAAGAGGGACTCAACCATTTATACAATCTTGGGGAGCTGGAACTGGTTTAATGAACAATATTCACAGTGGCGTTTGTTGTTTTAAAATGAAAAAAATAAAATATTATGAGGAACCATTAGACTTTGTTCATGTTAGACATGATTTTTTAAATATTTTAAACAACTATGATTTTGAGATATGTGGTATTGGTTGTATTGATGATTTAAGTGGGTTACCTTTACCTACCGCAACTCCATCCCCAACACCTACACCAAGTGCTACACCATCACCATCACCAACACCAACAGTTACACCACAATAAAATAAACAAACTATTTATAACATATGGAATTTTTTATAAGACAGGGCGCAAGTGACCCAATATTAAAAATGAGACTAATTGATGATGGTAAAAACGATAAATCTTCATTTAACGATTTATTGGAAAATACAGACATTACATTTGAAATGTATGACCATAAAACTGGCGAGCCATCTGTTTTAAATGCCCAGTGTTTTTTAACAACCAGAAACAAAAAATACAATCAGACAACATTGGAATATTATATAACATACAGATTTACAGAGCTTCAGACCGCAAAACCGGGTAAGTTTGAAGGTAAAATTAATATTCAATTTCTAGACACAAACTCAACAAAAACAACAAAACTTATCCTACCAGTACGAGAAAAATTATATATTAATATCATATAGTTTTTGTTTTTTTCGAAAATTTTACTTATTTTTATGGTTAATTAAGGCTAACTACGGGAATCCCGTAAGCTAATGTGTCATCCATAAATTATAAATCATGCAAGAGATTATTTCTCAAGAGGTTATCGAAACCTTCTTGAACGGGTCTGACCCCGAAAGATTCATTGTCGGTATTGAATATGACTACCGAAAAAACAAAATTTACAAAATTATACAACACCCAGAAAGAGGTAAAATTGTCCTTGAGGATACTTTTACACCATTTCTTTGGGCCGGAGACTTATCTGGATTTAACTTCTATAATGGTAGTAAGGAATTACAGAAAAAGAAAATGGGGCAATATGGTATATTAAGTACCAAACTTGAAACCATGGGTAATGATAGATTAGAGGCCGGATTAAAATATCTAGTTAAGAGCACTAATGGTTATCAATCTCTAATAGCATTTTTTAAAGATGGTGGAATTGATCCTTGGGGTGAAGATTTCAAATCGCAATTTCAAATATTGTCACCAGCTGAACAGTATTTGGTGCAGAAAAAAAAGAGATTATTTAAGGGTATTGAAGACTATTCCGAGGTTCACCGACTTGTATTTGACATTGAAACAACGGGTTTAGACCCGGAGACAACTAATATCATTCTAATCGGAGTTAAAGATAATAGAGGCTATAGCAAGTTATTAAACGCATATGGAGAAGATGGTGAGAAAAGATGTATTGAAGAGTTTTTTAAAATAATAAAAGAATTAAAACCAAGTATTATTGGTGGATATAATTCTGCGGCATTTGACTTACCATTTATTTTAAAGAGAGCTGAGATTTTGGGGTTGAATATTAATAAATTAACTAAAATACTAAACGACAATCCGCTTAGAATAAAAGAAGGTAAATTAAAATTAGCAAATGAGGTGGAACCATATACACAGTATGTGTTGTGGGGGTTTAATATTGTCGATATTGCTCATGCTGTTAGAAGAGCACAAGCGATTAATTCTGAAATTAAAAGCTGGGGATTAAAATATATTACAAAATATCTAGAGAAAGAAAAAGAAAATCGTGTGTACGTTGATGGTGCATTTATTTCTAAAATATATCTTGATAATGAAAGTTATTATGTAAATCCTAAGACGGGTGGTTATAAGAAAATTGGTGATTTAGGGACTGATGGTTTATTAGAAAAATATCCAGGTAAATTTGAAATATGGCCAGGTCAAAGAATTGTTGAACAATATCTTGATGATGACTTATATGAAACAATGGTTGTTGATGATTCATTTAGTCAATCAACATTTTTATTATCTAAAGTAATTCCAACAACATACGAAAGAATATCAACAATGGGTACCGCAACTCTTTGGAAGATATTAATGCTTGCGTGGTCTTATGATAATAATTTGGCAATACCACTTAAAGATGAAAAGAGACCAATTACTGGTGGATTATCTCGTTTACTAAACGTTGGTTTTTCAAAAAATATAGTGAAGTTTGACTATGCATCACTTTATCCATCAATACAACTTGTATATGATGTTTTTCCTGAATGTGATGTAATGGGCGTTCAGAAATCTATGCTAAAATATTTTCGTAACATTCGTATTAAATATAAACTTCTTGCTGGTGAATTAAAGAATAGTAATCCGGTTTTGTCTGAGATGTATGATCGAAAGCAGTTACCAATTAAAATTTTTATCAACGCATATTTTGGTTCGTTATCAGCGCCACATGTTTTTCCTTGGGGTGATATGGATATGGGTGAAACAATTACATGTGTTGGGCGCCAATGTTTAAGAATGATGATTATGTTCTTTCAAAGTAAAAATTATAAACCACTTGTTATGGATACAGATGGTGTGAACTTTGAAACACCTGAAGATATTAATGATCACAAATATGTTGGTAAGGGGTTTAATGAGATGGTTCAAGAAGGTAAAGAATATTATGGTGTTGAGGCCGACACTGCAGAATTCAATGATCTGTTCATGAGAAATGAAATGGGATTGGATATTGATTATATGGCACCTGCATGTATTAATCTTTCCAGAAAAAATTATATCATTAAAATAATTAAGAAGGGAAAAGAAAAAATAAAACTAACAGGTAATACCATAAAATCTAAAAGACTTCAGCAATTCGTTGTTGAGTTCTTGGATGAGGGGTTAGTAAAATTACTTAATGGAGATGGTCAAGATTTTTTAAACTTGTATTATTCAACCATCAAAAAGTTATATAATAAAGAAATACCATTAGCTAAGATCGCTAGTAAGGCTCGTGTTAAACAAAGTGTTGATGATTATAAAAAACATTGTAAGAAAACAACCAAATCGGGTTCTACAATGTCTCGTCAAGCGCATATGGAATTAATATTAGAAAATAATTACCATGCAACATTGGGTGAAACAATTTATTACATAAATAATGGAACAAAAAAAGCTGATGGTGATGTTAAGAAAATAACGAAACCAACAAAAAAAGAGAAAGAAGATTATTTGCTTAAGTATGGTAATGAAATACCAAAAGATTATATTCAAGTGAATTGTTATATGATTCCAGAAAAAGAATTGGCTAACAATCCTGATATGACTGGAGAATATAATGTTGCTAGAAATATTACAACATTTAATAAGAGAATTGAGCCACTTTTGGTTGTATTTAAACCTGAAATTAGAGATAGTATTTTAATTGAAGACCCAATTGATGAACAACAATTTACAAAAAAACAATGTGAGTTAGTTTCTGGGTTTCCACTTAAAGAAGGTGGTCAAGATAGTTTAGATGAGGTGATGACATTATCAGATGGCGAGGTTTTATTTTGGAATAAAGTAAATAAAGACCCCTTCTTTATGTATGTTGAAGATAGTTTAAATATTGTAGATCAAAGATGGGTTGATTATAATAGAAAGGTGGTTTCATTTCAAGCAGAAAGTGTTAAAGATCTTAAAGATGAAGAAATCATTGAGAATAATGGACATGATTATGCATATCACGCTTCTATACCTATGGATTAAATAACATTAAATGGACTTGGCATGGCTCTGAATTTCAGGGCCTTGTTTAAGTTCTCCGCTTCATTACCCTTTCTTTCAAGCATTTTATCTGGACGAAGTCTTTCTAATCTTAACATCAACTCTTCATTAAGTTTCATTCTTTCGTCTTTTGCTTCTGTAAGTAATGATGTATAATCTAATTTAACATCACTATCTGGTACCTTAAGGTCTCCAGAGAATTTACCATATATTCTACCAAGAGCTTCTTTGCAATAAGTTGTAAGGTATTTTCTTACCCAGTTTTGTGCCGGTCTATTTAATTCATCCCAAGCCAATTGTTGTGTCATAACATCAGACGGTAATTTAATAACGTCTTTGTTCTCGTCTAGACAAGTATCTCTATCCATGGTATCATAATACCAATACCAAACTTTATCCTCGTGTCTTTTTATATTACCAAAATCAAATCTTCCGCCTGGAACGTTTGCTAAGTGTATAAATTTTGTTCCGTTGGGACCAGCTGTAATTCTATATGTTAATTCACCACCAAACAATCTATTTTTAATGTTTCTGTCTTGCATTCTTAATAGTAAGTCAAACGCAGGAAACATGAAATAAGACCCTGATGAACCCACTTGAGCAAAACCACCCATCCCACCAAATCCAACGCCACCTAGGCCACCAAAACCACCTAAAAATGGATCTGCAACAGAACCAGCAAGCTCTGCTCTACTAAACCATAATAATTCGTTTATTTCTCGTCCGGCTGGAACTTCATATATTTGTTGACCAGCTACCAAATCAATGTAATCTTTTTTAAGTACCCATGGACCGTCAGCTTGTAAACCAACAATTTTAGAATAAGAATGTGTGTATTGATTTTCAAAATTCATATCTCTAGTAGTAAATGCTCTAGTTAATGATTGATTATCAACGTCTAACCCAACTAATGATGACCATTGTGATTCTACTAACCAATCACTCACATACTGCTCATATTCATTTACGGATAATTCTAAGAAAGAATCCATTTGTTCTTCAGTTAATTCTACACCCCTAACAGGCATACCTAATAAGTGTAGGATTTGGCTATAAAGCTTTTCCTTTTCTGTAAGACTAATTACGGTACTCATTCAGATTTCATTTTATTATAAATACCGGATTTATTATAAAACTATAATAAATTCTTAAGTAACTCACTAGCGAAAGTGTCGCTATATTCCCCATCACCCATAACTTGGTCAATAATACCCTTTTTCTTTTGTAAAATATTATAAACCTGTATTTCGATTGTATTTTCAAAAACGGGATAATATACCAATACAGTATTTTTTTGGCCATATCTATATGCCCTATCTTCAGCCTGTGAATGATCGGCCGGAACAAAAGAAAGATCGTTCATAATAACAGTTTCAGCCGCAGTTAATGTTATACCAACACCACCAGCTTTAATGTTTGAAATGAATATTTTTATTTTATCGTTGTTTTGAAATTTATCTACACTTTCTTGTCTTTTTTCTTTGCTCATTCTACCATCTAAAATAACAGAGTTTTTCTTATATTTTTCATGTATCATATCTAATGACGCGGTAAAATTTGTGAAGACAATAACTTTCTTATCTTGTTCAATAAACTTATCAATAAACTCACAAGTATATGGGACCTTTTCAATTGCAATTAATTGTCTAAGTTTCATTAATCTATTTAAAGTAACCGAAACGCTTTCGCTGTTTCTTTTTTCTTTGGTAATTCTAATGAAGTCTTCTAGTTCGTGATCATAGAATCTACTTTGAAGCTCTAAATAAACAGGGGTGATGATTTTTTCTGGTAAATCCAAGATGTCAGTCTTCATTCTTCTTAAAACAAGATTTTTAGTCTTTTCCCTTAATTCATCTAGATTAGATGCTCCTGATGTATTCCATACTTTTCTGCTACCAACTCTAAATTGATAACCGGCACAATATCTAAAAACATAACTTTGCCAATTCAATGTTAATGGTGATTCAACAATCTTAAGTAAGTTATAATAATTTATCGGTCTAGACGTCATAGGTGTTCCTGTTAACAACCAAACCTTAGGAATCTTACTAAGAATATCATTTAATAATTTAGTTCTTTGTGCTGTTGAATTTGAAATATAATGAGCCTCATCCACAATTGCTAAATCAAATCCAGCATTTGTGATTAATTGATACGCTTCACTATCCTCACTTTTATCTGTTGTGTGAAAGTTTTTTAATATATCATAGTTAATAATATAATAATCAAAAGTAGATCCCCATTTTTTACCTTCAATTAATAATATTCTTCTATCTGTATAATTTTTAATTTCTCTTTCCCAGTTAATCTTTAATGAGGCTGGACAAACAATTAAAATTTTCTTTGCCCCACTTTCTAAAGAGCCAATAACTGCAGCCGTTGTTTTACCCAGACCCATGTCATCGGCAAGAATGAATTTATCGTTTGCTAAAAGTTTTTCGATCGCGGTTTTTTGATGTTCCATTGGTGGTCTAACATCATAAGGTGAATAATCAATTTCTCTGTCTAATTTCTTCTCCTCCTGAACTATCGCCATTTTAGGGACCCAAAAAGAATGCATCTGATCAGTTTCTAAAACTTTACCCCATATATGATATGCCTTATCTGATTCACATAATAATTTTTCCACCCAAATATCTTCAGGTGGTTTTGGTAATAACCTATCAAGCATTATTTTATCTGCAAAGGATGAAAATAATTTAACTTTTTTTCTAGCTACTTTTGGAATTGTCTTTTCATTCTTGATAATATAATCAGCTTGAGTCCTACTCAAAGAAAAATGTTTACTTTCTAAAAGCCTTTTTTTAAGTTCCAATAGGTGATTGTTCGAACCAGCATATGCCAGTAATATTTCTCTACCCACTATTTCCGGTATTTTAGTTTCCATACATTATAAAATATAACTAATTACAAACACTTTCTAAACTATTTATAGATATTATGGAGAATAAATTACCGATAACAAGAATGAGTAAATTCTTTTCTGAAGAGGATTTCAGCCTACAAATACAAATAGGTCAGGAGTATTTGCACGGTGATTTAAACATGAAGTTGGTTCTTTATAGGGTTGATAGACAAAAAACTGATAAAGACGATGTATATGGTGAAGTTGGTAAGGATGAGATCAAATATTTTCCGCCAATTGAATTTAATGCATTAGTTAAGGTAGAAGAAGCAAAAAATAGTTCATATAAAGGCGGTATGCTTAGGTATTTGGAGCCGGGTAATTTACTTTTATCCGTTTATATTAAACATTTAGAAGAATTAGGTATAGATATAAGATACGGGGATTATATTGGATATCCAGAATCTGAAGAAAAAATTAGATTTTATACCGTTACAAATGACGGTAGAGTAACTTCAGATAATAAACATCATCTATTTGGTTTTAAACCATACTATAGAACGATTACTTGTGCAATTGCACAGGAACAAGAATTTAGAGGAGTATAACATGGGAATACCTAAAAGAAAAACAGATATTCAAATTTACAAGGGTAAACAGCTTACCGAAAGAAGACAAGAATTATTGGAAAAAATAACCAAATCTGATTCTTATCTTCCTGATTCTGTTTTACACGACGATTTAGATTCTGGGATGTTGGATTTTATTAAGAAAAACTTTGTTGTCATATCTGATGGCGAACAAATACCGGTTATACCTAAAATATTAACAATCCAAAGGTGGGCTCAAATTATGAATACCTGGGAATTTTCAGATGATGACGGTAATTTAAAGGTACCATTTGTTGGTGTTATTAGAAGACCGGACGTTCAACCGGGAACAAACCCATCAGTTACCAGAACAATACCAGATAGACTTCAGTTTCACTATGCTTCGGTAGCAACTTGGAACGGAACACAAATGGGCGCAGACGTTTATAAGATTCCACAGCCTGTTGCGGTAGATATTACCTTTGAGGTGACAATTGTGTGTACAAAACTTAGAGAATTAAATAGGTTTAACAAAATAGTTTTACAAAAATTTGCATCAAGACAGGCGTATACTATAGTAAAAGGTCATTATATACCAATTATAATGGATAAGGTTGAAGATAATTCGCCTATTGATCAAATAGACGGACGTAGATTTTATATGCAAACGTATCAATTTACCATGCTCGGTTTCTTGATTGACCAAGATGAATTTGAGGTTAAACCAGCCGTTAGTAGATTTTTCTTGATGAATGAGTTTGCTAAAAATACGAATTTTCAAAAGAAATACATTAATAAAAGAATTGATATTACAATCGCCACATTTAAAGCAGATGGGTTACAAACAGCATTTAGTGTTGGTGAAAGTATTAGTATGTTATTTAATGTTGCTATAAATGGTCTTTTACAAGAAAGAGATGTAGACTTTTTTCATATTGCTGGTACATCAAAAATTACCTTTGCAAGCCCACCTCTTGAGGGTAGTACTATCACAATAACATACTTTAAAGGTAGAAATAGTGTGTTTATTGATAGCTACGGTAAGACGTTGCAGGTGTCTACTGAATATTTCACATATAACGGATCAACATTAATATTTACTCTTTTAAATTCAATAGACAGTATTGTCAGTTTAGATATTAATGGTCTTATTGAAGAAGAAGGTCAGGGTTTTGATGTTGAGTCGTCTAATCAGGTTAAACTGAATTTTTCACCAATATCAGGATCTAAAGTTGGTGTAACATACGTTTACTAATCTTCATCATAAAGATCCGTTTTTTTGGGTTTACAGGTGTCTTCTATTAATTTTTCTAAAATTTTATATATTTTTAATCCCTTCTTATCACAATATGATTTTAACATTTCGTGGTATTTTTCACTGATTTTTACGTTTTTACTTTTGTTTTTCATGTATAAAGATAAATAATGATAAAAAAGGATAAATTACTATCTAAATACAAAAAAATTGAGAAATCTTTGCTTAAAACAAAGATATTTATTTGGAAAGAATAAAATTATTTAACCAAACATTTATCAATGGCAGCAAATTCAAACAGAGTATTCGTGTCTCCAGGTGTGTACACATCAGAGAAGGATCTAACATTCGTAGCGCAAAGCGTTGGAGTTACAACATTGGGTCTAGTAGGTGAGACTATAAAAGGTCCCGCGTTCGAACCAATATTGATTTCTAATTTCGACGAATTTAAAACATATTTTGGCACAACCAGTCCAGTAAAATACGGAGATGGTAACCCTAAATATGAACTTCCGTATGTCGCTAAATCATATTTACAAGAATCAAATCAATTATTTGTAACTAGAGTTTTAGGATTAACTGGTTACAAACCAGGTAAAACTTATGGTATCAAGACATTGGGTAGCGTAACTGTAGATTTAACAAGTACACCAACAACAAGTGGTAGTACATTAACACCCACTTCTTTATCAACAATAACAGGCTCAACATTCTATGCTGAACTTTCAGGTAAAACATCAACAGAAGGAACATCAATTACCGATTATTTGGTTGCTGGTTCAAATTCTAATGGAGCTTATGCTCTTAATGAATGGTTTACAATCGGTACGGTACCGGCATCTGCAACAAGTGGATTAACTGGAACTCAATTATTATCACCTATTGGAAACGCTAATAAGAACTGGTATAACAATTACTTTGTAAAAAGTGGTTCTACCGATTCAACAATTCATGGTGTTTATTCTTACTTATTTGTTTTAACAGGTGCTACATCATTTAGTGTGACAAGATACAAATATTCAGCAGCATTAAATGCTGATTATGCTGGAAGAACAGTATGTTTATTAAGATCAAGAGGTTCATACGTATCAAATGCACTTGTACATAGAGTAACCGGCTCAACAGCGGTTCAAATTACTGGTACAACAATAGATACAAATCCATTATCAGAATTTAACTTAAATGTTACCGATATCGCATCGGTTGCACATAGTTTTGACTGTTCATTTGATACATCTTCTTCAAAATACATAACTAAGATTCTTGGTACTGATGTATTTGATAAAGAAAAAAATGAATATCCACTTTATGTACATGAAGTATATCCAAACTTAATAAATAATTTATTTGAACAAGGTCTTATTAGAGGTTTAAGTACAGATGAACAAGTTTTAACGGAAGCTGATAATTTTGTTAACCCATGGGATATGGCAGGGTCATCAACAGTAGTTTCTGAAGTTAGAGGCGGGAAGGTTTTTGATTTATTCAGTTTCTTAACTGTATCAGATGGTGATAATTCTAACTATGAAGTTAAAATAACCATTGCAAATATTGATCTTGACACTGCAGAATTTGATGTTCTTGTTCGTGATTTTAACGATACCGATGCTAACCAACTAGTTTTAGAAAAATACACTAGATGTACAATGAATCCAGATTTACCAGGTTTTATCGGTAGAAAAATTGGTACATCAGATGGTGAATATGAATTAAGATCTAAATATATTATGCTTGTTTTAGCTAGTGAATACCCAACTGATGCAATACCAGCTGGTTTCAAGGGAGTAACAACAAGATCTGAAATAGGTGAAATTCTTTATAAAACAAAATATTATGACGCAGGTGATGTATTATATTATGACGCTAGCGGAAATGCAAACACAACAAATGGTGATAAAGTTAAAAAAGTAACTTTAGGATTTTCAACAGACAATCATTTTGAATATGATAGAGACATGTTAAAGTTTAAGGGTAACGTAGCAGCCGGATCAACATTTGGTTTCCACTTATCAACAAATGCGTCATCAATCACTGGAACAACTGGTAGTAAATTATTTAAAACAACAGCATATGACTTAGAAGGTGTATCTAAAGGTAAATTAGCTACAACGCCATACAGAAAATTCACAATACCTGTATTTGGCGGTTTTGATGGCTGGGACATTTATAGAAATACAAGAACAAATGGTGACGGATATATCTTTGGTAAATCAACATATGTAAGTGGTCATACTGGTAACGGTGGTGTATTCAGCAGTACTGTTGGAAACTCAGATTATTATGCTTACTTACAAGGTATAGAAACATATGCAAATCCTGAAGCTGTGGATATTAATATATTTGCAACACCAGGTATTGATTGGAATAATCATAGTTCATTAGTTAATCAAGCGATTGACATTATTGAAAATGATAGAGCTGACTCATTATACATTATTAATTCACCTAACTACACAACTTCTGATGAAACAATCTCATCTTTAGATGATTTAGGAATTGATAGTAACTATTCTGCAACATACTGGCCTTGGATTCAAGTAAGAGATACAGATAACGCAACACAACTTTTCATACCACCAACAGGTGAAGTATTGAAAAATATTGCTTTAACTGATAATGTTTCTTATCCTTGGTTCGCAGTCGCTGGTTACTCAAGAGGTCTAGTTAATGCAATTAAAGCACAAAAGAAACTTACTCTTGATGAAAGAGACGATCTTTACAAAGCTAGAATTAATCCAATTGCAACATTCTCTGATACAGGTACAATTATCTGGGGTAACAAAACATTACAAGTTAGAGAATCAGCTTTAGATAGAATCAACGTAAGAAGATTGTTATTGAGAGCTAGAAAATTAATTTCTGCTGTAGCAATAAGATTATTGTTTGAACAAAATGATGAACAAGTTAGACAAGAATTCTTAAGATTGGTTAACCCAATTCTTGAGTCAATTAAGAAAGAAAGAGGTTTATATGACTTCCGTGTAAGTGTTTCAAATGATCCAGAGGATATTGATGCAAATACATTAAGAGGTAAAATATACATCAAACCAACAAGATCATTGGAATTCATCGATGTTGAATTCGTAATTACTCCAACGGGTGCTTCTTTTGAAAATATCTAATATTAGAATAAAAATAAGAATGGGGACGGCTAAAAACCTCCCCATTTTTGTTTATTATATTGAATATCAGTAAATTAGTTAATTAGAATAAAAGAATATAAGTAAATCAGAATATTAGAAATATTAGTACATTAGAATATTAGAATTATTAGTATATTAGTATTTTAGTAAGTTAGTAGCAAAAAGCTAAGGAAAAAAAACGAGAAAAACAACTATTTTGCAAAATAAATTTTATTTCACATATTGATATATTTATAGGAAAGAAATAAACACAAAAATATAATTAAAAAACAATGGCAGATTTATTAATGAAAATGCCGGTTCCATATGAACCGAAACGTAAAAATAGATTTATCCTAAGATTTCCATCATCTTTAGGTATAAACGAATGGTATGTAACATCCACTGCTCGTCCTAGTGCTAAAATTAACGCAACAGAAATTCCATTTTTGAATACTTCAACATACGTAGCAGGTAGATTTACATGGGACCCAATTAAAGTTACTTTTAAAGACCCAATTGGTCCTTCAGCATCTCAGGCTCTTATGGAGTGGTTCCGTTTACATGCAGAATCAGTTACAGGTAGAATGGGCTACGCCGCAGGATACAAGAAAAATGTGGAGTTAGAAATGTTAGATCCAACAGGGGTAGTAGTTGAAAAATGGATTCTTGAAGGTTGTTTCTTAACTAGCTTAAACTTTGGTGATTTGAACTATTCTCAAGATGAATTAGCAACAATTGATGCTGAATTGAGAATGGATAGATGTATCCAAGTATATTAATATTACTTTTAAAATAGATTTATTTAAATCCATCAGCCTTTTTGGTTGGTGGATTTTTCGTTCCATGTGGAACCTTTTGTTTTATCAGTTGATTTTCCAATAAATTATACTTATATTAATACAAACTAATTTAATTTATTATGGATAATATTAACCCAATGGTATCATATGATGTGGTATCTCTTCCATCTCAAGGAGTTCATTATGAGGATGGCAGAAAAACATTAAGAGTTGCTTATTTAACAGCATCTGATGAAAATATATTAATGTCTCCCAATCTAATTCAATCTGAAACGGTTATTGATGAGTTATTAAAAAGAAAGGTATTAGATAAAGAAATATCACTTGATGAAATTGTTGAAGAGGATAGACAGGCTATTTTAATCTTTTTAAGAAATACAGCATTTGGTACAACATATACTCTAACCCTAACAGATCCAGGAACAAAAAAGCAGTTTGAGGGTGAATTAGATTTATCTGTATTGAAGGTTAAGGAATTTAAATTGGAGAAAGATTCAAATAACGAATATTCATATGTTTTACCAATTTCAAAGAAAACTATAACATTTAAATTTTTAACGAATACTCAAGAAAAAGAATTACAATCAATAAAAGATGCTGGTGGTTCAAATGTTATTCCTCTGAATACTAAAAAATTAGAAATGATGATAAAGTCAATTGATGGACAAAGAGATCAAATGGCTATATATCAATTTATTCAAAATTTACCAATCAAAGATTCTTTAGATTTTAAAAAATTTGTTGGAGAAAATAAACCAGGTTTAGACCTAATAGTTGATGTAATCGCCCCGTCAGGAGAAAAAGTCCCAGTTTTGGTTGACTTTGGGGTGGAGTTTTTTCGTCCCTTCTACGGAATATAAGAAAAATCAAATACAAGCAATTTTATTCCTTTTAAGTAAAGGATTCACCTACCATGATCTGTTAATATTGCCGATACATGAAAGAAATAGTATTATCAATGCGATATTGGAAAACAATTAATAAAACTATTTATGTTAATACAACAATAGAAAATGGCAGAAAGTAAAGGTGAATTTTTAAAATACTTATTAAATCTAGGTATAGAAAAGGGTGATGCTGACAAGGCTGCCGATAGGTATGGTAAAGCAATATCTGAAATTTCATCAAAAACATCAAAACAAAGTTCTAGTACAGGTTCTGGTACTGCTGGATTAAGCCAAGCTTTTATAGATCAACAAGCAACAAACATTGCTAGGGTCAACGTTCAAACAGGTGAAAAAATAATAGCCGCGTTATCAAAAACAATTAGTTTAAATCCAATTGAAATTGCTAAAGCAATAATTTCAGGCGGTATTGATGGAATTAAAGCGGTTATCGCTGATATCACTAATTTAGATAAAGAATTAATAGAAAGAGTTAAAGGTGCTGGTGGGTATGTGGGAAGTACTGCTCAGGGTATGATGGATTCCACCAGAGAAGCTATGATAGCATCACAGCAATTTGGTGTAGCAACAAATGATACCTTAGACGCTGTTAAAGATTTAATGGTCAATTCCGAGAGAATGTCCATGTACAATGATAAAACCATTTCTACAGCTATGGTTGCGTCATTAGCTTTTGCTAAGAATTCTAGAGTTATATTAGAAAACGCTGAAAATTTTAGGAATGTTGGTTTAGGATTAGATGGAGCTGCAAAGTCAATAACAGATATTGGTTTAAAATCTGTTAAAGTTGGTTTAAGTGCAAAATCAACAACCGATACATTAGTGATGCAGCTCGGTAAATTAAATCAATTTGGTTTTCAAGGTGGTATTGCTGGTTTAGGTAAAATGGTTCAACAAGCTCAATCACTAAAAATAAACATGGAAGATGTTTTTAGAGTAGCCGATAAATTATATGATCCAGAAAGTGCAATAAATTTAGCTGCTAACTTACAAGTTGTTGGTGGTGCTATTGGAGATTTTTCCGACCCAATAAAATTAATGTATGATGCAACAAATGATGTTGGTTCATTACAAACAAGCATTATTGGTGCAGCAAGAAGTTTAGCAACATATAACGCAGAGCAAGGTAGATTTGAAGTAACTGGGGCCAATTTAAGAAGAGCTAAGGCCATGTCCGACGCTTTAGGTATATCGATGGGTGAATTGACTAATATGGCTGTTAAAGGGGCTGCAAAGATGGAAGCTATGAGTGAATTAGATATGTTCCCATCACTTAGTGACGATCAAAAAGAATTTGTTTCCAATTTATCTACAATTAAAGACGGTAGAGTTGGATTTGATATACCAAAAGATATGGCTAAAAACTTGGGCCTAACAAATGTGGTTGATGGGTTTGTTGGTTTGAGTGATTTATCAGATGATCAAGTAAAATTATTACAAAAATTACAAGAAGAAGCTGCTGAACAAACACCAGAAAAAATAGCAAAAGATCAATTCAACCAAACAACACAAATCTTAAATGTTGCAACAGCAATTTATTTAAGAATGATGGAGGATACCAGAAAAAGCTCACTTGGAAAGGCCGCAACTGATGGAATGAATGAAGCTGCAAAATTTATGGAGAAATTTAATCCAGCACAACAAAGTACCGGAGAAATAACAAATCAAGCAATAGAAGAAGTAAGTAAATTAGCAAAAGATACATCTGAATTATTTAAGGGTAAACTTAAAGAATCAATAGACCCAGATATATTAAAGGTTATTGATGAATTAAAACAAAAGACTAGCGAAATTTATAATCAAATGAATATACCTGAAATTATAAATAAGGGTAAAGAGGCTGGTGGGGATATAATTGACAAGGGAATTGAACTTATTAAAGAAATATTCGTAAATGTTAAAGTTGATATAAACAGCAACAATAGTGCATTAGCTGGTATAGTTGTGGATGAAATTGAAAGAACACCACAATTAAAGGCGTCACTTGCGTCTAGTATAGTTAAGGGTATTAATGATTACGCATAATAAAACAATAAATTATCTATTTATTAGATAAACAAATAGATGCCAAGCTACTTAGATTTTGATGCAACAAAAGGTTTTAGAAATGAACTACTAGCTAAAACTTTAAATGCGCCTAATGGTCCTCAGACTTTTAGTAGTAGTAACTATCCTATTCAAAAAACAAACAGCTTTCCGAACAAGGATCAAGGTGATGTAATATTAAACCAACAAACATCTAGAGATGCACAAATAATATCTACTGGAACAAGTAATAGGTTTGCACCAGAAAATGGTGATTATGTTGTTGTTGAAGATGTAAGAAATATAACATCAATAGATAATGTTGGTATATATCCATATTTTCCAATTAATAGTGGTATTTTAGGTAGGGGTTTAATAGGTGCGTTGGATTCTAAAAACTATGAATTTGAATCTAAATTAGCAAAGTTTGCTAACTATCATATATCTGAAAGCCCAGATGGTCCTGTTCAAGCAAGGATTAGACAAAATTTACAAACAGCAACACTTGGTAGAGTTAGAGCACTTGATGCATTTAATGGTAATTTATCTACTGCTGTTAATTTATTTACAGGTAAAGAAAAATTAATTGAAAAAAATTATAAGATTACCGTTGCTAAAACATTAGCTGGTAAAGCAATTGATTTTGTTCAAACAATTGCTGGCGTGGAATTTCCCTTTTCAGAAATTCCTGGTGATTATTTAAGTAATCCAGCTAATCCTGTAATTAATAGACCGGTACCTAAAACAGAATTTGGAAAAATCTTTCAAGATGCAACTGGCGCACTAGGATCTTTATTAGGAATTCAAAGAAGACCTAAATTAAGTAGAAAGCCATCAGATTTAATGATTGAATATCTGAGTGATGGTCAAAAAGGTATATTATATAATAATTTATCTTTTTCAACATACGCGCCAAACTACACACTATCTGCTAGATCACAAAATTCTAGTAAAATATTTAACTTTGTTGATAGAATAGCATCTGGCATTAATAAAATTATTGGTCTAGAAGCTCCAGCAGGTAAAGCGTATATTGGTGACGATAGAGGTAATGATGTTAGAGATACAATAGCTGATTTTAATAATAACAAAACAAGAAGCCCTTATTATCTTTCTTTATTGTTTGATGAAACTGCAACTCGTCTATTTCATAAAGAAAAAAATATTTCAGAAAGAGGTGCCATACCAGGAAAACTAACTTGGTATAGTATTAACAGTAAAAATAAATTGGGTTATGGTAATTTAGAATACCAAAGCGAAAGCTCAGTATTTGAGGAAACATTATCAACAAAACATACATTTAGAGATGATTCTATTTTAGGTAAAACACAAGAATTATTAAATTCATTACCTAAAGATGGTGGGCAATCAAGATCACACGTCGCTAATGTTATTGATCAAACAAGTAGAATATTCAGAGAAGGTGACACGCTTTTATCTAGAGGGTCTGCAATAAAATATATTGATAAATCAACGGGCAAAGAAGACGGTACAGAATATTGTAGAGTATGGACTAAAGATAGATCATACATGAATTATTCTGATACAATGAAAAGAACAGGTTTAATAAGAAAAGTTGAAGATAGTGTTTTATCAACACCATGGAACTTGAATATTGCACCAATGTCAAATGGCAACGGATCGTTTGATCAAAGTTCAACCAACATCGATGCGGTTGCAGGTAAAGTTAAAAAATATATGTTTTCTCTTGAAAATTTATCATGGAAAACATCAAACAAGTTTGGTTATACATATGATGACTTACCATATTGCGAAAGAGGGCCAAACGGTGGTCGTGTTATGTGGTTTCCACCATATGACTTAAAGGTTAACGAAACAAATAGTGCAAACTGGGATAAAAATAATTTTTTAGGAAGACCAGAGCCAATTTATACATATCAAAATACAGAGAGAAGTGGTACAGTATCGTTTAAAGTGATTGTTGATCATCCAAGTATTTTAAATTTATTAATAAAAGAAATAACTGATGAACAGGCGGAAGAATATTTAAATTCTGTATTTGCTGGATGTCAAGATATTGATTTTTATACGTTAGTTAGAAAATATACAACATTAGATAGATCTGATTTAGAATTAGTACAAGCGTATATTGATTATTATAAAAATAAAAATACATTCGATATACTAGATTCAATAGAATTTAGAAATATTGCTGGTGATGTAACAACAACACCCGGTACAACAACACCTGGAACGGGTCCTAGTGAAACACTTAACCCAGCATTAAATTACAGTGGAATTTTGTTTTTCCCTAATGATATTCCATTTCCACAGGATGATTTATATGCTAGTGAAGATTATGGACAAATTTATTCTGGGTATACAAAACAAGAAACAAAAACCATTTTTAATTCAACACTTAATACCGAATTAACTAAAATATTAACCGTTGATACAACAAATAATAAATCAGATAGAAATACAATATATGGTAGTGAAGCACCAACAGGGACAACAGCATCTTTAGTTACTAGAACACAAGGTCAAATAACCACAGCATTTCAGTTATTAGAAAATAACTATAGTTCTTTAACAGAAACTTTAACTGGGATAAAAGCTGAACTTACTAAAAACAATTTAAAAAATATTGACATTAGAATTGAGTCATCAACATCGTTTGTTGCTGATGAAAAATACAATATTAAATTATCATATAGAAGATCCGATAGTGTAATTAAACATATTTTAAAAACGCTTTCAAAAAACAATGATGTTCCGGCAAGCGTTTCAAAATATTGGACTAAATCTAAAAGTGAACTTGAATCTAAACCATCTGAAGTTAAAGAAGATTTAACTATAAAATTAAAAGATTTGGGATATGGTGAAGACATTGTCGGCGATATTAATATATCATTTACAAATAAAGGAGAAAATGCAACCAGAACAGGTCCAGAAGGATATGATTGTCATAAACAAGAGATAAAAAATACTGGAGGGTTAAAAAAATATACACCAGTTACATTTTATTGCAGATCTGTTGATGTTAAAGTTCAAGCATATCCTAAACCAACACAAATACCTGCTAAACCAGGAACGGCCATACCGGGTAAAGATGTTATTGGGCCCGAAAAAACAGATATTTTTGTTAATAAAATAAAACAAAATAAAAAACCACCATTAGATGTGGTTAAAAAACTTATAATGAAGACATTATCTGAATGTTTTTATTTTAAGAAGTTAGAAGAAACAGATCCTGTTGTTTTTAATTCTCTTAAACAAAAATTTAGATATTTTCATCCTGCGTTTCACTCAATGACACCAGAAGGATTAAATGCTAGACTAACATTCTTACAACAATGTATTAGACCTGGTGACACTATACCAATTAAAGGATTAAATGCCGAAAGTAATGGTAATGTTGTTGATGCAAGAAACACAACCTTTGGCCCACCTCCTGTTTGTGTTTTAAGAATAGGGGATTTTTATCATTCAAAAATAGTTATTACAAATCTTAATATTACATTTGAAAATTCAACATGGGATTTAAATCCTGAGGGTATTGGGGTTCAACCAATGATAGCGGATGTTACATTACAAATAAACTTTATTGGTGGTCAAGGTATTAAAGAACCGGTTGCAAAACTACAAAATGCGCTAAGCTCTAACTTCTATGCAAATACAGAAATATATGACTATAGAGCAGATTCAACAGTTAATCAATCAGATCTTCAAGCATTCAATCTTGATTTCTTAGAAAAAATTGCTAATAAAGTTGAAACACCAAAGAATACTGGTCTTGATGTTTCACAAAACCCTAAGAAAGAAGGAAAGTACGTTGGTACATTAACCAATGAGATGACGTACAAAGAAAATAGAGATAAACTATTAGTGGCAACAAATAATTACTTTGATAAATTCAAAGACACATACAATAAATTACTAACATCATATGGCAATGAAATGTTACCACTATTTATTTCACCAACATATAGAGTAACAAATCAGTTGGAGATACAAGATACTATTAGCTCAACATCATCAGTTACTTTACTTGGTAACTATCTTAAAACCAGGGATTTTGTAAATTTACATGGTCGATTAGTAACAAAATTATTAGATAAGGTTTCCTCTTCTGATCATAATTTAGTTTTAGATTTAGGTATAGATCCAGTGTCTACTAAGTATGAGAGATCAAGAACAATTATTGATTCATATGTTAAAAAAACGGTTACTGATTTTTTAAACTCAATTAGAGATGAAAAATTAATAAAAGATCTTGAAACAAATAGAAATACATTAATTGAATTAATTGATGGTTTTAATTTTGTTATGGAAACGGCTGGTAAAGATGCAAGGATAGATAAAGAAGTTATTACCGTAGTAACATTAACAGATTTTGATCATCAAAAGTTTTATAAACAATATGAAGATGCTGTTAATTTAATTAAAGATAAACATTCGATGTTTACATCTGATTTAAATTCAAGTGTTGATTTTGCGGACCCTTCTTTTACAGATGATTTATATAATAAAGTATTAGCTTTTATAATTAAAAATAAGGTAACTGATATTATTAAGGAGTATGAGAACTCACCAGATAAAAATTTATTTGATCAAAACGCAATAAACAAAATAGAAAAGAAAGTAAACAAATTCATTAAAAAAGCAACAGATATTGATGAAAAGAAATTTAAATATAAAAAGGTAGAAAATAAAAAAGATTTTAAACCATATGCGGCAACTCTTACTGGTTCAATAACAGGACCTCAACAAGAAAAAATAAAAAATGTGCATAGTTTAAAAGATAATTCAACAGAATCTAAATTAAACTTTTCTAAAGTAATTAAATAATGAGTCAATATTTTAACAGATATGAGTATTTTATAGAGGATGGTGAATCTAAAATTGTACCCGGAATTGAAATACCATTAAAGTCAACCGATAAGTATGTTAAGTATATGAAGGGTAAAGATAGATTGGACAAAATGTCACAGGAATACTATAATACACCACTTTTTGGTTGGTTAATCATGTTATCTAACCCAAAACTAGGGTCTCTCGAATTTGAGATACCCGATAATTCGATTGTCAGAATTCCGTTTCCTCTCATTAATTCTTTACAAGAATACAAAAAGAACGTAGAATTGTATAAACTATATTATGGGGAATAGTAATTTAAATCAAAATGAAAACATATTAGTAGTAGTTGATCAGCAAAATATTGTGCACGTTGATCCTAATACAATTATTGATCAAAATGGTCAACTACAAAGTAGATTAGTTGATCATGAAAACTTAGTCATGTATGTTAATTTAGAAGCCGATTTAGTTCCTAGAAGTATTTTTTATTCGGATTCAGAAAAAAATACACTAACATCACTAGCATCGGGGACCTTTAATATGATGCGAAATCAAGGTGATAAAAATGAATTTGAAAACAATTTTGACACTAATTGGACAGAAACTTTTGTTCCAATATCATCAAAGCAAGATACAATTAATGCGGTTATAAATGCTTTTGCTGGTACAAACTTAAACAGATCAACAACGTATGATCCTTCAGCACAAACATTTGGAATTGAAAGCATTAACATTGTTGTTAAAGGGCCTAATAATATTCCACAAGTATCAATAAATTTTCTTGATGTTAGAGGTAAGACATTATTTGATTCGCCAGACAATTCCCCATACAAAGCTTTTTTCCATCAACCATGGCCAATATTTTATTTAACGGTTAAGGGGTTTTATGGTAAAGCAATAAGATATCGAATTCAACTTGTCGATTTTAAAACTAAATTTAATGGTAATACAGGTAATTTTGAAATATCAACAAAATTCGTTGGCTCAACATACGCCTTTTTAAATGATATTTTACTTGCAAATATTGTTAACGCACCATACATGTATATGGTGGAATCTAGCGAACCATATAGAACAAACAATAAAACAGGTTTTGTTGAGAAAAAAATATCTAAAACAACAAAAGGCTATTCTATTTTAAAATCGGTTTATTCAGATTATAAAGCAAAGGGATACATTCCTAAAGATTTCCCCGTTAAAACTCTTAGGGAACTTTTAATGACAGCAACAGGTATAGAAAGTATTATCGAGACGGCTCTTTTTAGTCAAACCGTTAATCCAGATGTATTAAGTGATGTGGCAGAATTTGATAAGCTTTTAGGTAATTTAGAAAATATGGTGATATCTTGGTCTAATAGATATCTAACAAAAACAGAAGAAAAAACAAAAGACGGAGATTTTTATTATCCTTTAAATAAAACAACAAGTGATAGGACTCAAACCTCTACCGGCCCAGCTAATGCTGATATCGTCAGTGGAACTACAAATAATTCATCACTAAAAAGTAAAATAGACAAATATATTATTGATCTAGAAAACAATGTTGCGTTTGGTAAACTTGCGGGGTCTAAAGAAATAAAAAATAAGGATTCGATAAAAACTAAAACAATTTCACTAAATTCTATAAGAAACATAACCGATTTTTTCTTTTTTGAAGATGGAAAATATTGGGTATCAAATGAGAAATTAGTTGATAGGATTAAAAAAATTCAAAACGAGTTTATTACAAGTAGAGAATCTGTTGAAAAAGGTGTTGAAGATGCCATGAACACCGTTATTCAAAACAATGAAGGTGGTTTTGGGTTTAAACCAACAATTAGAAACATATTCGCAGTTATTTTAGCTAATGCCGATACCTATATCCGATTAATGAAAGATGTTCATAGAAAAGCTATACAACGATCTGAATTTAGAAAAAAAGAAATCATTGGTATTAGCGATAATAAAGATGAAGTAATTTATCCTTGGCCAGAAGTTAAAAAGAAAGGTAATAAAGAATCATATTCTTTTTATTACCCGGCTGACAGCCAAGTTGTTGAATCAACAAAGGGTAAGAATTTTTCTCTTTGGCCAGAAGTTGAGTTTGTTGAAACATATAATAGTGTTGCAACAAAAAGAGTTGACGCAGAAAGCGGTAAAGAAATTTTCCCATCAGATCTCATGTTTGTTTTTGATGGTAAAGATGAGTCAAGAGAAGTTAGAGCTGTCAGCACGTTATTCAAAATAAATGACAAATATCCATATACTGACAAATCACTATCATCGATATTATATGAAATTTTTGAAAGAGCACACTACATAACATCATATAACAATTTCACAACAGATAAGGTAATAAGCGAGATATGCAATAAAGAGTTTGAAACCTTAAGTAGTGCTATAGATGGTGATGTTGATGTTAGAGAAGTTTTAAGTCAACAAATTAAGGGTAAACAAGAATTGGTTAATTTTATGTTTTCTTATTCTAAAAATGAAAGATACCCCTACTATCAAGATAGACTCCCAACTATTGATTATATAAAAGAACTTGTAGATAGGGATTTTGACATTATTGAATATAATGGCGCTGTAACAAATAGCGTTACAGATAGTGCATATCCAGAATTACAAGATTATCTTAATAATTACGTGGTTGATCCATATAGATTAAAAGAATTTCCATTTAATTCAACTCTTTATCAATCCTATATTGGAAATAAAGTTTTAAAAGAAAGTGACTACAAATATGTTAACATCTTAAAGGTAAATCAAGATGATAATTTTATTAGTTCACCTATTAATTCAGAATCATGGATTTTAAGTGCGTTCACTAAAAATATTTTTACACAAAAAATAACACTTAGTGGGCAAACAAGAAATTTACTTAATACCCCATATTTTCACAAACAGTTATATAATGACTTTTTTAAAGGTGGCGTATCCGAAAGATATGTTGGTTCTGCTTATATTCTGTTAAACTCATTACCATTTAAAGATCTAGACGATATTATAGATTTTAATGGGAATAAAATTTTGATGTCTTCTTTATTTAAAGAAGTTGCAGCGACACATTACGTTCCATATTATCTAATATTAAAGTGGGGTTCGATATATCATAGATATAAGAAACAGTTAAAAGAAGGAATAGATATTTTAAGTGGAGTAACAACATCAATAAACGGATCTACCTTTTTTGATAATGGAACAAACGTTACTTTTAATCTAAGTGGTATAACACCATCAATGAGTGCTGTTACATATTCGTCTAACTCATATCTTGGGGTATATCCATATTATCATGGTATATTTCATCAAATTGTTAATGGATATAGTTTTTATAACCCATCTGGTTTTACAAAAACAAGTGCAACAGCTGTTAACGCTAGTTCAGAATACAATGGTGTAATAACTAGTGGAATTACAAAATATCTTTTAGAGAGACCCGCAACTAAAAGTGGATTTACTGCCACATCATTAGTTGATAACTCTAAGTTCAAGTCCACAGATATTAGGTACACGATATTACCATCCAATGGTGCATCAAAAATTAGTAATATAGTTGATGACTTTCCAAATCTATTACAAGATTCTTTTAGAATTATATTGGATGATAGTGATTTAACAAAACATCCCTTATATAATCTTTTATATTTTCCTCAATACAATGAGTCCTTTAAAACAACAAATAATTTATTTTCACTAACAGGAACTAAGAAAAAGGTTGTTGATCTAATTGCAACGTTTACTCCTAAAATGTTAGATGAGTTTGAAACCATGTTTTTAGAGTTTTCTTCATTAGATTTAGACATTGACAAACCAAATACTAGTACACATGATTACACATCTTTTCAAGAAATATTAAAAGAAATATGTAGCATTGATAAAACGGGTATTGATTTTACTGTTGATGGTGCTAGAGAAAAGGTCATTCAGGCACAAAATACTAGATTAGAAGCCTTAACAAAAAATTTATTAGCTAATAAGAATTTAAAAAAGTTAATTATTGGTAATCCAAAACAAATTGATAATTTTATTATAAATGGGTTTGTTGGAAAATCTAAATCATATCGCCCAAACATATTTGATTCATCACAGCTAACAGTAGCCAATAAAAAATTAATAGAATTATATATTGGTGAAAACATTACAGGTTCAACTTATAGTGGTATAACCAATTTATATGAGAACTTCTTTCAGGTTAACGATATTGAGGTTTCAGAAGAAAACATTTATTCTTATAGAGAACTATCTAGAATATATGCTGGATGGGTTAAAGATGGAAAAACAACTGATCAATTTTTTATCCCAACAAACACAGGGTTTAAAGCATACATAAAGGATAATATTTTTGATCCACAGGACGTTAAACTTAGAAATTTTTTACAAACACTTATAGGTAAGTTTAGTAAGGGGTTAGCTAAAGAGAAAAACAAAGAAAAAATAACAGTATATCATGGTTACAATGAAGCCAAAACAACAAAATTAGATTTATATCAATATTTTAAATCTTTTAATGATAAATGGATTGCTGGTAATGCTGTCGGTCAAAGACATTTAATGGACGAATTTTTATTCTTAGATAGAGCAAATGTAGACATTGGAGACAAGGCATACATAAGTTTAGAAAGATTAATTTCATTAGGTAGTGAAAAAAACGCAAAAATAGATTTATATAGTGCAATATCAACCTTAATACAAGGAACAAATTTTGATATGAGACCTTTACCGGCTTATGTGAATTTTTATGGTACCAATACTAGTAATAAAAAAAGAATAATACCATCTAAAAATTTAGCTAGAAATCTATTTGGTACATTTTTAGATGTTGATTATCAAGAATCATCACCAAAAATTATTTTACAATATATTAACAAGACATCCCAATATTTGGATATGGCTAGGGTTAATAAAGAGTATAAATTTAAAACCGATAGTTTTGATATTAAAGATACGAATAACAACCCTTTACTTGTTGAACCAAGAATATTCATGGATACAGACACCGCAAATTCAAATAGGGTTGTTTCATTTGAAGTTAATTTTGGTGATCAGGCACAGGGTGTTTTTAAAAGTATATCACTAGATCAAAGCACATATAAAAACACAAACGAGAGTGCACTTGCTCAAGAAAGATTAGCAAGATCACAAGGTGGTGGTGGAACACATTCTGTTGATGTTGGATTGTTTGACATTTATAAAACGGCGTCTTATCAATGTAGTGTTACCTGTATGGGTAACGTTATGTTACAACCTACAATGTATTTTTTTCTAGCAAATGTTCCCATGTTTAATGGTACGTACTTAATATTTGATGTTAGTCACTCAATAAAAGCGGGTCAATTTGAAACATCATTTACCGGGGTTAGAATTTCAAATAGCACACTTCCATCTCTTGATAGTACATTTATGTCAAGTTATAGACCATTATTTAGTAGACTATTATCGTCTGCTGTTAAAAAGAAACAAAAAACTAATCCAAAAGTTACAACAGAAAGAGTAATAACAACTAAGGATAAACAAAGCTTTAGTGTTGATCCAGGATCGGCCGTTGCTAATGAAGATTTATCAAAAATAATTGTTAATGAATCTGGTTTATTACATGATATTATACCATTTAATGGTGCTAAAATAGGTAATTTAACAGAAAAGTATATTCAGTTTATTCAACCTACAAAGGGTCAACTTTGGCTTAGAACTAGAGTGGCATTATTTGGTGGATCAAATTATGATCCAACTGGGGAATTAGACTTAGTTAGTGGTTGGAAAGCATACCCAAATGTTATTAAAAAATATTCTGATATTAAAGAAAGCCTATTTGATTATTATTCAATTAGACTTGTTTTAAACAACACTAACAAGGAAAAAATATTTAAGTTTAACACCGAGTTTTATAACCCATCTGCAGGTGTGACATATAAACTGGTTACCGATGTGAACCCATCTACAGGTAGATTTGATGGCCCAGTACACAGCGGACCGGACATAACTGACCCTAAAGCTGGTATATATGGTATAGCTATGTGCGCAAAGCTTATGAAGAAATTAAAATTAAAGGAAGGGGATGTTGTGTATTTTAGATTAACTTAAGAAAAATACCAATTATTGAAGTATTTATAGGTATATATTTTAACACTATGGAAAAAATAAATAAATCAGTAGATCAGTTTTTGAACCAAAAGGTTTCAAAACAAGTATCAAATGACTCAATGGAGAGAGAAGAATGTGATTTACAAACTGGCGAATGCTATGTTATTAGATCAAAAGATGGTATCGTTGAAAGAATAAATAAAAAATACATTACCGAAGACGGTAGACAACTATTACAAGACTAATGCTATGTTAGAACAAAAACTTTTAGAAGAAATAAATAGATATAAATCTATTAACAAAAACGCAAAATCACTTTATTTAATTGATGAGCAAGAATTACCGCCAGCACCACCAGCACCAGACATGGCAGCAGGTGACACAGGTACTGAAGATCTTCCAATGGCAGAGCCAACAGGCGCGCCTGAAGCTGGATCTCTACCAGATTCACCAGAAACATCAAGCACAGAAGAGGTGGATGTTACTGATTTAGTTAACATGACTAAAAACATTAAAAACGAATTAGAAGCATCTAAAGGTGAACAAAGCGGTGTTATGCAACAAATGGATGCGGTATTCAGTAAGTTAGATGATCTTGAGATTAAATTAGGTAATATGGACGCGGTTATCGCTAAAATTGACCAACTAGGTGCAAAGATAGATGATGCTAAACCACAAACACCTCAGGAAAAATTGGAAATGCGTTCTTTGGACTCATATCCTTTTAATGAGAAACCACAAGAGTTTTTTGCACATAAACAACAAGAAATGAGAGCTAGCGGTAAAAACGAATATGTTTTAACTAAAAGTGACATTCAAAATTATTCCAAAGAAGATGTGACAACATCATTTAATCCTTTTGAAGATGAACAACAACCTCAGTTCTAATGTAAATTTATTTCTAGGTTTGCAGTGCCAATTTAAGATAATGCATTGGCAGACAAAGGGTTATGCTAGACACCAAGCATTTGGTAATATTTATGACACCTTAGATGATCTAATAGATACCTATGTTGAGGTTTCAATGGGTAAATTTGGTAGATTTGTGTTAGATGAATCAACTAGAAATATTGAAATATTTAACCTACAAGATATTGAAATCGTTAAGTTCATTCAAAAAATAAAACAATTTTTAATTGAGCTAGGTAAGGAATTATCACCAGAAAGTGATACCGACTTATTGAACATAAAAGATGAGATGCTTGCAGAAGTCAATAAATTAGCCTATCTTTTGACCTTAGAATAGTCATAAAAATATTTTTTATAAAAAAGTAAGACCGGATTTTTTAATCCGGTTTTTTTTATGTATATTTTGATATAAGATTTTTAACAATTAAAAAAAACTATTATGGCAACAGTAGATTCAGTGCTAGCACAGTACGAAAAAAACAAAAACGCTACAAGTAGCAACGCAAACAAAATGTCGAGTGAAGACAGATTGAAAAGGTATTTTACAACAGTTCTTCCTAAGGGAGTAAAGTCTGGTGAAAAGCGCATCAGAATCCTACCAACAGTAGATGGTGAGACGCCTTTTAAAGAGGGGTACTTTCACGAAATACAAATTGATGGTAATTGGACGAAGTTATACGATCCAGCACAAGAAGGTAAACGTTCACCTTTGAATGAAGTAAAAGATGCATTATATGCAACTAAGGTTCAGTCTGATGCTGAATTAGCACGTCAATATCGTTCACGCAAATTCTATATCGTTAAGGTTATTGATAGAGACAATGAGCAAGATGGCCCAAAATTTTGGAGATTTAAGCATAATGCTAAAGGAGATGGTATCATGGATAAAATCTTCCCTGTCTTTCAAAAGAAGGGTGACATTACTGACATTGAAACGGGTAGAGATGTTACATTATTTTTAACATTAACTAAATCTGGTAATGGTAAAGAATATACATCAATTAATTCTGTTATGCCAGAAGATCCAACACCACTCCATGTTGATCCAACACAAGCTAGTGCTTGGGTAAATGATGAAATGACATGGAATGATGTTTATGCTAAAAAACCAGAAGAATATCTAGAAATGGTTGCTAAGGGAGAAACCCCAACTTGGGATGTTGATACTAAGAAATGGGTATCAAATTCTCAGGGAGAAGAAGTGTTTAAAGCGCCTTCTGCGCCTATTCAAGATCCTCAAGAAGAAGAGGACACAGATGAGAACTTACCGTTCTAATTAATTAAAGGGGTGGAGATAACGTCAGAAGCCCCATATTTTAAAACAAAAACACAATGGCAGCAATCAAGAAAAAACAATTTAGCGACGAAGATATTCTAAAAGAATTTTCGACAAAAACAAAATACAAGGATACTAACTATTACTATTGTGGTCAGGCATATCTAGATGCTTGTGGTATGCCGGGTCCAGTTATGGGTGGTATTAATATGTTCTTAGGACACTCTAACTCATCTAAAACAACAGCAATGATTTTAGCTGCGGCAGATGCACAAAAGAAGGGGCATTTACCTGTTTTCATTATTACAGAAAAAAAATGGAATTGGGAACATGCCGTTCAATTAGGACTTCAGGCCGAGCAAGATGAGGATGGTGAATGGCACGGTAACTTTATCTTTAACGATGGGTTTGATTATATTGAAGAAATCACTGAGTTCATTAATAAATTAATTGATGCTCAAGCTTCTGGAAAATTAAATAAATCATTATTGATCTGTTGGGATTCTGTTGGATCTGTTCCATGTAAAATGACATTTGAAGGTAAAGGTGGTAAACAACACAACGCTTCAGCATTAGCAGATAAAATTGGTATGGGTATTCATTCAAGAATTTCTAAATCAAAAAAAGAGGATTATCCCACAAAAGAGAATCCATTGTATGTAACAATGATTGTTGTTAATCAACCATGGGTAGAACTTCCAGATAACCCTTTTGGGCAACCAGAAATTAAAGCAAAAGGTGGAGAAGCATTATGGTTAGCATCATCAATTGTTTTCTTATTCGGTAATCAAAAGAAAGCCGGTATCAACCATATTGATGCGGTTAAAGGCGGAAGAAAGGTTACATATGCAATCAGAACTAAAATCTCAATTCTTAAGAACCACGTAAATGGTTTGGCATATAGAGATGGTAAGATCATTGCGGTTCCACAAGGATATATTCATGATACCAAAGAAGCTCTAGAAACTTATAAGAAAGATTATTCTGATTACTGGAATAAGGTACTTGGTGGGTTTGGTGAAGGAGATATCACATTTTCTGAATCTGAATATGAAGAAATTGGTGGCGAATAGCGGAATTTATATTGTTTAACATTTAACACAATAGACGAAATGTCTAATACATTATTGGTTGATGGAGATAATTTATTAACCATAGGTTTTTACGGTCAGAAAAATAGATTTTATAAGGGTCGTCATATAGGTGGTTTATTTCACTTTATTGACACTCTTAGAAGATCGTTTGAAACATATCGTCTAGACAAAATTTGTGTCTTCTGGGACGGCAAAGAGGGGTCTCAATCAAGAAAGAAGATATATCATCACTACAAAGAAAATAGAAAGCAAAGAAACAGAACAGAAGAGGAAATCAACTCGTATCAATATCAAAGAAATCGGATAAAACAATATCTGGAAGAATTATATGTTAGACAAGCTGAATTTGAATACTGTGAATCTGATGATTGTATTGCCTTCTATACGCAAACATCCCCAAATGAAAAGAAAATAGTTTATTCTTCAGATCGAGACCTTGTTCAATTAATCAATGATAATGTTGTATTGTATAACCCGTCTCATAGAAGGTTATATTCTAAAAACGAAATCATACCTTATGATCACGAGGAGATATTAATTGAAAATGTAAAATTAGTTAAAATACTATGTGGTGATCCCTCTGATAATATATTTGGTATTAAAAATTTGGGGATAAAAAGGCTCATTACGTTGTTTCCTGAAATAAAAACAAAAGAGTTATCTTTACAAGAAGTTAGAAATCAATGTGATTTATTATTTCAGTCTGATAAGGAAAACAAACTAATACAAAATTTTCTAACTGGTGTCACAAAACTGGGTGTCTTTGGGGATGAGTTCTTTGAGATAAACAATAAAATGGTTTGTTTAGATGACCCAATTTTAACAGAAGAGGCTAAAACTGGAATAATTTCCTTAATTAAAGAAAATATGGATTCCGAGGGTCGTTCATATAAGAATATGATGAGATTGATGCAGGAAGATGGATTCTTTAGTTTGATACCTAAATCAGATGATGGGATGGTAAATTTCTTAAACCCATTCTTAAGATTAACAAGAAAAGAAAAAAATAATAAAATAATAAAATTTAATATTAAAAAGTGAAATTTATGAACACTAACATGCAAGACCCAAACAAATTTGAGTTTTTATTAACGCTAGACGGAAATATAATTTGTCAAAGATTTTTCAATGTCAGAGATTACAATCCAAAGACACGTAGATCAATGAATATACACGAAGAAGTAAAATATATTTGTGCGGAAATTTCAGAAGATTTAAAAATGAGAAGTTCTGATTATCTATGCGAAAATCAAGGATTTTTTATGAATAGCGAGATTGTGGAAGACCCTAAAGAACTGGATGAACAGTATTTTTTATTGCAACTTAAACATGGCGACGATGTATTTATTGAAAGAATTTTCCCAGCACATCATTACCATCCAAAGGTAAGATATGCTGTAGATATCAGGCCAAAACTGAGAAAGATTTTGACCGATTTAACTGAAGTTTTGTCACACACTAACCCTGAAACGACTTACCTTCATTATCAACTTTAATTTTTAAAATATTTGAAATAACATACATATGAATGACATAAATTTTGGCCAGTTAGGTGCTAACTATCAGTTATCTTTACTTAAGCTGATCATTGAAGACAGAAAGTTTTCGGAAACAATAATAGAGGTTATCGAACCTGATTATTTTGACAACAGTGGTATGAAATTCATTGTTCAAAATATTAAAGAATATTTTGAAACATTTGGTAAGACAGTTCCACAATACAATGCGATCGAAGAACAGATAAAGGCTGAAAGTATTTCTGATACTAATAGAAAGTCAAATCTTGATATGTTATCAAACATTAAAAACCATATTATAGAACCAGGAAGTGTTCCCGGAACTAAGGATAAGGCAATTAAATTTTGTAAGCAACAAGTAGTAAAGAAAGCAATTAAGAAAATTGAAGAAATTACTAAAAGGGGTGACTTTGAACAGTATAATACTATTGAGAAAATAATTCAAGATGCCCTTCAGGTTGGTGTTATGGACCACGAAATTGAAGACGTGTTTGATAATGTCTTAATGGCATTACAAGCGGACAATAGAAGACCAATTCCAACCGGAATTAAGGGTATTGATGGATTATTAGATGGTGGGTTAGGTAGAGGAGAGTTAGGGGTTGTATTGGCTCCAACAGGTACTGGTAAAACAACACTGTTAACCAAATTTTCCAATGAAGCATACAATGATGGTTATAATGTTGTTCAGATCTTTTTTGAAGATAATATTAATAATATTAAAAGAAAACATTTTACCATCTGGACCGGTGTTTCTCCAAAAGATCAACCACTACAAGCTGATAAGATTGAAGAAATTGTTGCTGAAAAAAGAAAACAATCGAAAGGTGAACTTAGATTATTAAAGTTACCAAGTGATTCTGTTACCATTTCTGAAATAAAATCTAAATTAAGAAAGCTTCAAGCTGATGGATTTCGAATAGATTTAGTAACTTTGGATTATGTTGATTGTATCACCCCAGAAAAGACGAATTACAATGAAGAATGGAAAGGAGATGGTGCAATCATGAGACAATTAGAATCTATGACATCTGAATTTGATGTGGCTATTTGGACAGCAACACAAGGTAATAGAGAATCTATTAAGAGTGAAGTTGTAACAACAGATCAAATGGGTGGTTCAATTAAGAAAGCTCAAATTGGTCACGTTGTTTTATCTATTGGTAAAACGATTGAACAAAAAGAACAAAATTTGGCAACATTAACGTTGTTAAAATCTAGAATTGGTAAAGATGGTGTTATTTTTAATAATTGTAAATTCAATAACGAGTTTTTAACTATTGATACAGATTATCAAAATACCCTACTTGGTTATAAAGAAGAAAAAGAAGAACAAAAGAGAAACAGAACCAATACTGTTTATCAAGACTTCTTACAGAAAACAACAACAACAATTAAAAACTAAACAAACATGACAGAAAAAATTTTAATGGACAATCCAGGACGTTTTGTCCTTTTCCCAATACAGCACGATGATTTATGGAGATTATTTAAACAACAGGAGGCATGTTTTTGGACGGCAGAAGAAATTGATCTTGGACAAGACGTATATGATTGGGAGAATAAACTAAATGCAGATGAACAACATTTCATAAAGCACGTATTAGCTTTCTTTGCTGCATCAGACGGGATTGTCAATGAAAATTTAGCAATGAATTTTGTTAATGAAGTTCAATATACGGAAGCGAAGTTTTTTTACTCGTTCCAAATGATGATGGAAAACATCCACAGTGAAACATATTCATTATTGATTGATTCATACATCAAAGATAAAGAAGAACAAAATAATTTATTTAATGCTATTGAAACCATACCAGCAATTAAGAAAAAAGCAGATTGGGCTATCAAATGGATTAACTCGGATTCTTTTGTTGATAGACTAGTAGCTTTTGCTGCTGTTGAAGGTATCTTCTTTTCTGGTTCTTTTTGTTCAATCTTCTGGTTAAAAAAACGTGGGTTAATGCCTGGTTTAACTTTTTCTAATGAATTAATTTCTCGTGATGAAGGTATGCATTGTGATTATGCTTGTCATTTATTTAATAACCATATTGAAAAGAAAATTTCAGAAAAAAGGGTTAAAGAGATTATATGCGGTGCATTAGAGATTGAAAAGGAATTTATATTAGAAGCATTACCAGTCCGTTTAATTGGTATGAATTCTGAATTAATGAGTCAATACTTGGAATTTGTTACCGATAGATTGTTAGTTGCTTTAGGTTGTTCTAAAGTTTACAATTCAGAAAATCCATTTGACTTTATGCAAAACATTGCATTACAGGGTAAAACAAACTTTTTTGAAAAAAGAGTTGCCGAATATCAAAAGGCCGGCGTGAATAAAACAAATGAGTCAGAAGATTTAAATTCTGCATTTGGTGATGTTGATTTTTAAAAAAAAATAATAGAAGATAAAAATGAAAGTATTAAAGAGAGACGGTACGCTAGAAGAAATGAGATATGACAAAATCACTAAAAGAATTAGTGCAATTTGTGATGATTTGAATATGGATTATGTTGATCCAACATTCATAACATTAAAAGTTACTTCAGGAATTTATGATGGGATATCAACAACTGAATTAGATGTGCTAGCAGCAGAAACCGCTGCAGCTATGGTAACCACACATCCAGATTATGCGAAATTGGCGGGAAGATTAGCGGTTACCAATTTACACAAAACAACACCAAAGAAATTCTCTCAAGCAATTAAGGAATTGCATTCATTTATTGAACCCAAAACCGGTAAGGAATCATCATTGATTGATGATAATGTTTACAAGTTTGTTATGGAAAATAAAGAAGTAATTGATGGGGCTATTGTTTTTAATAGGGATTTTGATTTTGAATACTTTGGTTTCAAGACACTGGAAAGATCATATCTATTAAAGATTGCAGACAGAGTTGTTGAAAGACCACAGTATCTTTATATGAGAGTAGCTGTGGGTATTTGTGGTGGTGATTTGCAAATGGCACTTAGAATTTATGACGATTTATCACAACATTTTTATACTCATGCAACACCAACATTATTTAACGCGGGGACTAAAAGAGCACAAATGTCTTCTTGTTTTTTAATCGGGAATAAAGGTGACGATATTGATGGTTTATTTGATACTATTAAAGACGTTGCAAAGATTTCTAAATGGGCTGGTGGTATCGGATTACACGTACATGATGTTAGAGCTAAAGGTTCATATATTAAGGGAACTGGCGGACAGTCTGACGGTTTATTACCAATGATGAAAACATATAACGAAGTTGCTCGTTGGATTAATCAAGGAGGAAAACGTAAAGGTTCTTTTGCGGTATACCTTGAACCATGGCACGCCGACATTTTTGAATTTATTGATTTAAGAAAAAATCATGGTAAAGAAGAAATGAGAGCAAGAGATTTATTCTTGGCTATGTGGACACCAGACTTATTTATGCAACGTGTTGAATCAGATGGTGACTGGTCATTATTTTCTCCAGACGAAGCACCTGGCTTATCCGAGGTATATGATAGCCCAGAAGATAAAGCGTTCACTAGATTGTATGAGTCTTACGAACAACAAGGTTTGGCTAGAAAAACTATTAAAGCTAGAAAGTTAATGGATGCAATATTAACTGCACAAATAGAAACCGGAACACCTTATATGTTATATAAAGATCCGGCTAACTATAAATCAAATCAAAAAAATCTAGGTACAATTAAATCATCTAATTTATGTACTGAGATTATTGAATATAGTTCACCAACTGAACAAGCGGTTTGTAATCTAGCTTCAATTGCTTTACCAAAATATATTATCAATGGTGTGTTTAGTCATGAGATGTTATATGAGTACACATATCAAGTTGTGAAGAATTTAAATAATGTTATTAACTTAAATTTCTACCCAACAGAAGAAACAAAAACTTCTAACTTTAAACATAGACCAATTGGTTTGGGTGTTCAAGGATTAGCTGATGTATTTTGTATGTTAGGGTTACCATTTGAAAGTGAAGACGCTGATGTTTTACAGACAGATATATTTGAGACAATTTATTTTGCAGCAATGACATCATCAAATGATTTAGCAAAAGAATATGGCCCTTATGAATCTATTGTTGGTTCACCAATTGAAAAAGGTGTGTTCCAATTTGAAATGTGGGGATTAAAAGATAAAGATTTATCTGGTAGATGGGATTGGAAAAAATTAAGAAAAGAGGTTGTTAACAATGGTGTTAGAAATTCTTTATTAATTGCTCCTATGCCTACAGCATCAACTGCACAAATTCTTGGTAATAACGAAGCTTTTGAACCATTTACAACTAATATGTATTCAAGAAGAACATTAGGTGGTGAGTTTATCGTTGTGAACAAACATTTAGTTAACGAACTTCTAAATTTAGGTTTATGGAATGAAGAACTTAAAAGAAAGTTGATAATGGAAAATGGATCAATTCAAAACATACCAGAAATTCCTGTACAAATAAAAGAGGTATATAAGACTGTTTGGGAAATGTCTCAAAAGAGAATTTTACAAATGGCTGCGAATAGAAGTGTGTTTATCGATCAATCTCAATCGTTAAATTTATTTATAGATAATGCAACAAAACCAAAGTTACTAGCTGCACATTTATTTGGTTGGAAACTTGGATTAAAAACTGGTATGTATTATTTAAGAACTAGATCGGCGGTTGATGCCATTAAAGGATTAGGTATTGATACTGCAGCAGCAAAGCCTACAGAAACTCAATTACCATCGGTAGTATATCAAACAACTCAAAAATCGATAATAAGCGAGGAAACACCTGAAGTTGTAATGACTAATGAAAGACCAACGGACTCACCGTTTGAGTGTGAGGGATGTGGGTCATAAGGTGACTTAACGGCGTTTATCGCGTCAATATTTTGGACTTAATAGCATTTTCGCGACATTTTTTAAATTAAAGTGTCGCGAATTTTTTATTTATATTCATTTTAGTATTGTTTATATTTATTGTTATGGCTACAAGGTATGGATTAGACTTTCCGTTTAGAGATAGTACACTAGGTGACTATGCTAGAATGACCCTAACAAGAGACGAAGAAATTCGTGCTAACTTGATTCATTTATTATTGACCAGAAAGGGTAGTAGATATTTTCTACCTGATTTTGGAACAAGATTGTATGATTACATATTTGATATGAATGATGTAGTCACATATAATAGTATTGAAGATGAGATTAGAGAAAGTATTAAAACTTACATCCCTAATTTAGAAATAAACTCAATAAAAATAACAAATCCGGAATTAGATCCCACAGAAGAGTCTAGTATTAGTGAAGATGAGGACATTAGATTATTTAGAGTTAGTGATTCGTCTTCAAAACCATATACAGCCAAAATAAGGATTGATTATACAACAAATAACGGGGCTTTCTCTAGTTCAGACTTCGTAATTATTAATATCTAATATGAGCAAAAAAATAGCATATACCAATAGAGATTTTGCTGGTTTAAGACAGGACCTAGTAAACTTCACAAAAGAGTATTACCCTGATTTAATTCAGAATACTAATGACGCGTCCATATATTCAGTATTGTTGGATTTAAATGCTGCGATTGCAGATAACCTTCATTTTCATATTGATAGAGTTTGGCAAGAAACTATGCTTGATTTTGCGCAACAAAAGCAGTCTTTATTTCATATAGCTAAAACTTACGGGATTAGAATTCCCGGATCTAGACCTTCGGTTGCATTATGTGATTTCAGCATAAATGTACCAGCAAAGGGTGATAAGGACGATGAAAGATATGAGGGGATCTTAAGAGCTGGAGCCCAAGTTTCTGGAGGAGGTCAAATATTTGAAACAATTTCTGATATTGACTTTTCAAATCCATTTAATGAAAAGGGTGAAACAAATAGGTTAAAAATTCCAAACTTTGATAATAACAATAAATTAATTTCATATACTATTACAAAGAGAGAACCAGTGGTTAATGGAGTTACTAAAATATTCAGAAAAGCAATTAATCAAAGAGATCAAAAACCTTTTATGAAAATATTTTTACCAGAGAAAAACGTTCTTGGTGTTACAACAATTATCCATAAAGAAGGTACATCATTTGCTGGTAACCCAACAAGTAGTGAATTCATTACAGAACAAAATAAATGGTATGAAGTACAATCTCTAGTACAGGATAAAGTTTTTGTTCCTAGTAAAACAGCCAATTCTGATAAAAAGAATTTTAAAGCTGGCGAATATGTTAAAGTTAATAACAAGTTTATTACAGAATATACACCAGAAGGTTATTTCTTTTTAACTTTCGGTTCTGGTAATGTGGATCCATTAGACAATTTAGACAATTATATAACAAATAACTTAAAAGTTAATTTGTCCACATACTTGAATAACATGTCATTAGGTGCAATACCAAAACAAGACACAACATTGTTTATCAAATATCGAATTGGTGGGGGTAAAGAAAGTAATCTAGGGGTTGGAGTTATTAATAACATAGAGAACATTGATTTTAGTATAAATGGTCCAAATCAGGTTGTAAACGAACAAGTTCTTCAATCTTTGGTTCTCACAAATATAACGCCAGCTGTTGGTGGATCAGATCAACCGGTATTAGAAGAACTTAGGGGAATGATAGCTTATAATTTTGCTGCTCAAAATAGAGCTGTAACATTAAATGATTATAAATCTATGATTGAAACCATGCCATCAACATTTGGAGCACCAGCCAAAGTAAATGTGATGGAAGAAGATAATAAAGTGAGAATCAAACTATTATCATATGATGAAAATGGTAATTTAACAGATGTGGTATCTAATACTTTAAAACAAAACATTGTTTCTTATTTGTCTGAATTTAGAATGATTAATGATTACATTGATATTGTAAGTGGTGAGGTAATCGACTTAGGATTACAAATAGATATACTTTTGGACAAGAATCAGAATCAGACAGAAGTTCTTAGAGAGGTTATTGGTGCCACAACAACATATTTTTCGATTGATAAAAGAAAAATGGGAGATCCATTATTTGTTGGTGAATTAATGAAAGAAGTAAATAATGTTCCTGGTGTTGTTAACGTTATTGAAGTTAGGGTTTATAATAAAATTGGTGGAGAATATTCATCATCTCAGGTTAGCCAAAGCTACAAAGATGCTGTTACTAAAGAAATTTCTCAAAGTAATATGACAGTATATATGAAGTCAAATCAAATATTTCAAATTAGATTCCCACAAAAAGATATACAAATTAGAGTTATAACCTTAGGAACGACTACATATTAACACATTTTTTGCTTATCTTTTTCTTAATGGAAAACAGATGAGTTTCTATTTATAGTTAATATGATTCAGAAGCACAGAATTAATACTCAATTACTGACGGATAAAAAGGTTGTTGTCGAGCTTAAACAGGATTTTGACCTATTGGAAATCCTTTCTTTAAAATTTACACAACAAGATGCCTATACATCATTATGTGCTGATTATGGGGTTGTTTGCGGTAGAATTTCAGTAAATAACGGGTTAGGTGTTCCAAATGCTAGGGTTTCAATACTTGTACCCCTAACAGATCAGGATGAGTTTGATCCTGTTGTTTCCGCATTATATCCATATAAATTATCAAACGATAAAAATGACGGCGGATATCGCTACAATTTATTACCAGCTAGAAAACAGCATGGTGGCCACGAACCTACCGGTACATTTTTTGATCAAACAGATATACTAAGTAGAGAAGAATACCTTGAGGTATTTGAAAAATATTACAAATATACAGCTAAAACAAATTCTTCAGGTGATTTTATGATCTGGGGTGTTCCATTAGGAGAACAACAATTACACGTAGATGTTGATTTATCCGATATTGGATGTTTTTCATTGAGACCTGATGATTTTATAAGACAGGGTGTTGGTGTTGATTCATTTAAAAATTCGTATGCATTTAAAGCTTCTAACGATTTAGATTCATTACCACAAATTATATCTTTTGATAAAACTGTTGATGTATCTCCATTTTGGGGAAACATTGATTTATGTCAAATCGGAATAACAAGAACAGATTTTGATTTGTCTAACGAAGGGGTCAAAATAGAACCCAAAGCATATCTTTTAGGTTCATCATTTACAGAAGAAGGTAATAAGTCAGTTAATAAAAACTGTATGCCAAATGGTGGAATGGGTAATAAATGCAGTTTAATAACCCAAGAAACAAAGGTTGAGGTTTTAAGATTTAGTAATCGAAATGATGCCAACGGCAAACCAATACTTGAATTTTATGAATTAGAAGAAGATGTTGATGAAAGTGGTTCGTTTGCTGTAACACTTCCAATGAATATGGAATATGTTTATACAAATGAATTTGGTGAAAATGAAGTTACAAACGATTCAAATAAAGGTGTGCCAACATCAGCATGTTATAGATTTAGAATTTCATCAAAAAATGAATCATTAGGTAGAGTTAGACAGATTGGGGCTTATTTAGTTCCAAATATTAGAGAATATGCAACAACGGCAGCTGAAATTGATAAATCATATACCTGGTCAACTAATTGGAATGATTACCCTATAGGTGCACTAAACGATAACATGATTTTTAAAAATCTTAACGGTAGTTTTTACCCACAAGATTATTTTTATAGATTTAATTATAATAAAGTATATAGTATATCTTCATTTCTTAGTTCTTATGGGGCTGCAGAACAGTTAGGTATACAACAAATCTCACCTAAAGCTGAAGAGGATTGTGAAAACAACTCATTAACATTACCAATTAATCATGCAACTAAAACTATTAGTTTTGGTATTTTTTTGGCGATTATTTTAAATACATTTGAAAGAATAACATATTATACACTTATTGCTGCAATACAGGTATTAATTATTCCTTTTCAAGCGTTATATAATTGGCGAATATACTTAAGAGCTCTCGGTGTTACAATTATAGATTATTATCCATTTAGAGAAGGTGGTATTATTGATGTTGATAAAAAAGTTATTGAACCATTGCAAAGATTTGGTACAGTTAGGTTAGGTATTGCAATATATCCAGAATGTGAAACATGTGATAACTTGGATTATAGCAATGACTTACCAGTATTAGATCAAGATCCGGAAACAGTTTTTGTACAAGCAGCTAGTGGATCAGCACTCCCTGATAACTATATGACAACATATGGTTGTTCTGGTTATACAGATAGTGATTCGTCGGTGACTAGATTATATTTCATAATTCCAGGAAGCACATGTACACCGGTAACTGGTTTAACACCAACATATATTGGATCATATAATGAATCAATATTATTAAGTAATGGTGGAAGGTTTGTTGTTAAATTTACAAGTAGCGGCGGTAATACCGTGTTGAATTTAAATACTGAAACAATTAGTGGCCAAACCGTTTATTATTTTGATGATATCAATCAAAAAAGTTTTGTTGGTGGAGCAACAACCCCAACTTCTCCAGTACAATATAAAATATTTGATTCACAAACATCATTAACCGGAGGGTCTTCAAACAGTGGATTAAATAGTGAATTACAAGGTGGTTGTCAGCAATATGTTACAGTATACAAAGAATCAATTGTTGATGGAACTTATTGTACATCAAACGCATCAACACCATATAGTGGATTAACATCTGCAGACATAACCCAAGGTACCGTTTGTGGTTCTGGTAAAATTGCAGTCGGTCAAGTTATTAAAGGTGTAAATAGTAACCCTTGCGGTACGTGTGGTACACATAGTGGATATTCTGAATTCAGATATGGTTTATTTACAATTATACCAGCAGCATCAATTTCCAATTGGGGAGATAATTTTGATGCAATTACAGAGTACGCCAGAAGAAAACTTGTTGCTAAAGTTTTTTGTGGTGGTATTGCAAATTATAAATTTATCGATAACTGGTTAACCGGAGCATTATATATGTTTCCATTCAAAGCAAAAGTTAGATGGGACGACGAAGAAACACTAGATTTAAATGTTAGAAGAACAAAATATTGCCCAGACTTAGTTTATTTTAAAGCTGGGTCACCAGAAAATCCAGATAAAAGATTTTATTATAGATCTACATATTTTAATGGTACATCATTTAGTAGAAGTGACAGAGAAGGTTTAGGCCATCCAACAACTATTGTTGACCTAGGACCAAGAGATGAATTTATAAAAGAGATTTGTACAGATCCTTCATTAGATCCAAACTGTTCGGTTATAAGAAGTATTGGACCAACATCATATCAAAATTTTAAAGAACTTTTTGGTTTATATATAAATTATAAATTAGATTATTTGGCGACAGATCAAAGTACAACTGGTAGTTATGAATCCTTTTTTGAAAATAACGGATATGGTTCATATGGTAGTATAATGAATGGAGATATCTTACAATTAATATCTATTAATAATGAAGCGGGAATAGAAGAATTTGATTTACAAAACAGAAATTATGCAGTTTATACCCCACAAGTATTAGACGTGGAATCTTACCCAGGATTACTAAACGGCGGTCCATTACCGATAAATTTTGTTTTAGATGACGGTGATGGCTACAGAGTAAGAGCTTGTTTAAATGAACCAGGTAGATTAACAGAATCTTCTCAGCAAGTTCCATTTTATTTATGGCAAAAAAATGGTACTGGGTTTGGTAGTGGTGTTAGCCAACATTGGGATTATGATAATATCGAGGTACAACCTTTACAAGGAATGACAAAAAATTATAAGTATGTTGGAGATAGCACACATAAATATATTTTATTCCCAATGACAAAACAATATAGTGGAGATACTTTTACATACGCCGGAATATCATATGCTGATGTTATTGCAAATGTTGAAACAACAGGTACAACACATACAAACTACTCAAATCAAGAAGAAGGGTTTACTGTTCTTGAGATAGCAACTGGAAGTGAAGATAACCCATTAACTGGAACATTATGGATAAGAACTGGTGAAACAGGAAACTGGGCATCAAAATCTTGGAATGATGATGTTGATTTTATTCTAAAACCAACAACAGTAAATTATGATGGGACTAAACAAATATTATCTACACCATTCTTGTTTTACTTTGGTTTGAGACCGGGCAAGACTGCGGTTGATAAATTTATACAAAGGTTTGGCCCTAAAGGTGCATTCCCATCTACTGATTAATGGAAAAGAAAACTATCATATTACCAGGTTTAGAATATTATAAATCACCATCTGTTGATTTAACAACTAGAATTTCATTAGATACTAATGAAGAACTATTAAGAGAAGGTGATAGGTCAATTATTTTGGATTTAGAACAACAATTTAGTGATGAAAGAAATGAAATTACAAAATATAAGATATATGGTAAAATAAGAATGATTTTTAGAAATATGTATGAGGGTGCTGCGGGTTATGGTAATTTGGAAGAATACTTAGCATTACGCGGAGATGGGTCTAATAATGTGTTTACTGGTTATTTACCATATGATGAGTTTGCGTTTATTAGAAGAGATACATATCGTGAAGATATTAATATACCTTCAATTAGTGGGTCGACGTATGGAACATATACACCAACATTTTCATTACCGGTAAATTCCAGAAACAAACATCAGAACATATCTAATATGAATGCCCCATATCACAATTGGAATCTTCATTTAAGTTATGTTTATAGTGCCGATACTGAATATGATATGTCATATACATTAAGTGGTGCAACAAGTTATTCATGTAATAATACAACTCAAATATGTTTTAAATCAAAAAATGGTATACCATGTAGAGTTGAAAGTAAAACAGGTTATTATAAACTTACAACACCAGTACCACACGGTATTAATGAAGGTGAATATGTTATAATATCATCAGTATCGTCTATAAGTGGGAAAACATATTCTGTTTCGAGCTTAGGTGATAACAAATATAACTCTTCAAAATATGTTATTAATTTAAATAAACAACAGTTTAGTGGATCAACAACATTACCAACACTTATTACAATAAAAAGATGTATTGATGAAAAAAATATTAGTGGAACAACATCTTCATATTATGTACATAAACATAAAATATTAACTAAAGAAAAAGATTATATTTTAGATAAAGCTGGATTTGAATCTTCAATATTTGAAGATGAAAAAAAGTTATTATTAGAAAATAGCGCGGGTGTTAACGATTTTTTGGTAGAAAGAAATAGAGGTGAATCCCTAATATATGATTTTAGAGAACCGTTTGTCTTAAGTGGGTTAACAAATAATCTTGGTTATACACCAAGTGAAATATATGTTTCTGTTTTATTTAGAAATGGGTCTGGTTATTTTGAGTACCCACCTAAAGTAGGATATAAATTTCATTTACATAATGAATGGATAGATAATCATTTCAGTGGCTCGACAAAATTAGAAACTGGTTTAACAGGAACTAACTTCACTGTTAGTGGTACAACATTTACATCTGGTAATACTACACCAATAGGAACAATACTAACCGGTGCTTTTGTTGAATACAATGAAGTTGATTTAAAAGAAAGAATTATTTCAGAATCATTACATAAAATAGTAAATCCAGTAACTATTTTTGATCATGAACAAGATCAAAATGTCGTTGAGTTTAGTGGTGCAACAGCAAATAATAAAATGGGATTACTATATCAACCACATCATAGGGTTAAGTTAAGGCAACTATCCGAATATGTTGAAACATCAAATACAAAAAATATTGCTGATCTTCCGGATAATGCTAAATATTTTCCAGAAGAGGGGTTATGGAAATGGAGAGATGTATTTGATCACGGGTTTATTGATGAAGACGGTAATGGTACAGACTATCCTTTTGTAAATGGCCAACATTATGTTAAAACTGATTTAAACTTTTATTTTTTTAATGAAAGAGAATACAACAATAAATCTGATGGTTTTAAAGGGTTTGGTAATATAAATTGTTAAAATGAAAATATTATATAAAAATATTGATCAATCTTTGTTGTTTAATAAAGAAACAGAATTTAGAACAAATGCTGGATGGGAAGAGAATTTTTTAATCTATCAAGATCAGATTTTAAAAAGTATAATAAACCCAATTGAAAACTATGAGACAGTAAGATATATACATGAGCCATATAATGTAACAATTTCCGGAGTTCAAACATTACAATGTGATATTTGGTTTTACTTTAATTTTTTAAATAATTCTAACACATACACAAATGGTTTGGATTATAACTTAATTGGAATTAGCCCCAAAGAAAATGCTAAGTTATTAAAACACACAGCAAATAGTTTTTTTAGACTAGAGTTTTATACAACACCATTTAGAGAAACTCAAAAATTGGTTTTTGCAAAAAACCTATCGATTCCGTTAGGCCAAAAAGTTTATGATATAAATTTAAAAGACAAAATTTTTGTACCGGTATTCAATGGCAACAATTATAGAAATACAGAAAACATGTATATGTTTTGGTTTCCAGATAACACTGTTTATACTGGTACTACTTTTTATATGACAGCAAGATTTTTTAACGCTGAAGATGGCACAATTACTAGATTTTTAAATAGAGATCTAACGATAAATAATTCTGGGTTAGTTGACGGCACTAGAGTTGGGTTAGTTTCAAATCCTGTTAAATTTTATGAAATGAATCCAAATGTCAGCACAAATCCTGAACAAAATGTTTATTATAGAGTGGTGTTTAAAAGACCCGAACATACATATGTGATAACAAGAGGACTTGGTAATAATTGTGATTTTAGCGGTGGATATGCAATAAAACAATAAAATGAAAAAATTAAAATACGAAATTTTAAGAAAAAATATTTTAAGTGTATCGTTAATATCACTAACCAGTAAGAATTGGAAAGATGAGAAAAACAACATTATATCCTGGACTGGCACCACATATATTGGACCATCCGTTAGTGATGTTGTATATAATACAAACGAAACGTCACCATTAATTAAGGGATATTATAAATGGAATGGGACGACTTGGATTTTTTTGGGTGTGGATAAAAGTTCGCGTGTTACAACATTTAATGTAACGAACAATGGTAGCGGAAATTATTTAATAAATGGAATTTCAAACCCAACATTATCTTTAACTAAAGGAGTAAAATATACATTTAACATAAATGCAACCGGACATCCATTTTTAATTAAAACGATTAGTGGTATAGGTACAAGTAACCAATACAACTCAGGTGTTACAAATAATGGAACAAGTAATGGTGTGATAACTTTTGTGGTACCACATAATGCCCCATCTACATTATATTATAATTGTCAGTTTCACATTAGTATGGCCGGGCAAATTAATGTTACTGATTCACCATATTTGGATTATAACCTACCACTATTTTTAGAAGCAAAAGCTGATGAATTAGGGGTGATGGTTGGTTTTGATGGTGAGATTGAACAAGCGGAACAACTGTGTAATTTTGTTTATTCCGCTAATACCGGAAACACGCTTACTGTATATAACTCAGCTAGTAATATAAAACTAAAAAGAATTATCGACGCCACATTTACAATTAATTGGGGTGACGGATCAGCGACCCAATCTATAGGTATTTTAAGCGGTTTAACGAAGACTTATTCAACAGCTGGCACAAAGTCCGTTTCTATAACAATGACAGCCCCATGGAAGACAGAAACCGTTACAAAAGACATTAAATTACCATTAATTAGTAATACCCCAACAGATTTAGCAGCATTTACATACTCCGGCTCAACATTACCATATTTTAATACCTCTGATGATTATTTACAATCTGGTAGAACACAAAATTATGGTAACATATATGATTATTCTGGAAATTCTTTTACAGGAACAACAACATTTTTGGCTTTAGGTAAAAGTAGAAAAATTGAGAAAAAATTATATGGTGGTAACACATACAGTGGTGTTACTGGAACAACAATTGCAATTGAGGGAACAACATATAATTGTGACAAGTATGTAATAGACGGCTTAACATACCTTGATTTATCTGATGGAACAACGTATATTACTGGTAATACTTCAACATTTACATCAGAAACTCAATTCACAAAAAAATTAACTAGAAATGATCATTATCTTGGTTTTATTTCAGAACC